TAGCAGCGTCCGACAATGTAGTTCGGTTTCGCTAGGCGACCCACACAAAGGCTTCTCTGGCACTTGCCCGTCTTTCTACCCGTGTGCAGTTCGGGGATACCTCGCATTGACCCAAGGCATTACCCGACGCGTCCATCAAAAGGTTTCGAACCCTAATGATGCTCTCCGTGATTCTATTGTGAAAGATGGGGAGCGTTTTACGCCCGCTCCCCAAGGCGATGAAAAACAACCTCTCAGTTGATTTCGTCCCCCATCGCTTCGTTGAATTCAGTCTCGGTCATACAACCTTGTTCTGCATCGCTCATTTCAGCGAGTATTCTGAATTGCTCATCAAAGTGTTGGGGCATTTCGTATGCGGTCAGCATTCCATAAAAATCGTTCTCGCCCATCTCGGATTTCATGTCTCTCTGCAAGCCAATAAGAGCGTTGATAATTATAGCGTTCATAACTTCCACGCCACCCGTTTCAAAGTCGTTGATTGACGCGCCATTGAAGAACCCGTCCTCAATCGCTTTCTTCACATGGTCAGGGGTTTCGTGAAAGAAGTGCATCACAAGCGCATCGGGTAGCCACGCCACAGGGTGGCAAGGGTTGAACTCGCTTTGACGCATAAAGGTGTAGGTTACTTCCACGGCTCAACCTCCTCCTCTGCGCCGAAGATATCATCTTGGCAGTTTTGGCATAGAGCCGAGATAGTGAACTCTTTACGAGAAACATCATCACGGAAGATACGGGCTTCCCCGTTACAGGAAATGCACTCGGCATTCTCCACACAGAGTTGGCGTGAGCCACCCATCATAGTAGAGAGGAGCGCGTCGATTTGCGGGTCTTTGTTGGTTGCTTTCATGAGGTCTATTATACCATAGTTTTGGGGAATTGCAAGGACTTTCTTGGGGTTTTTCCAAGAAACTTTATGCGGGCGAGAGGGGAATAGGTGAGCTTCGTGCATCCCCACTCTTGCATGATGTTGGTGATGGCGATTCCATAATTCACGCCCCAAATCATGCGGATGGTGTTGATGCCGTCGATGATGCGGATGAGACACTTGTCCCCCGTTGCCATCGTGCTGATGTCTAGTCTTCTGTTCTTCATGCGTGTATTATACCAAGCTGCGGCAGCCGCTGCAAGAACTTTATCTTAAAAATTCACATGTTTATGTAACCCGTTGTCCCACATGGAGTTATGTTCGCGGGGGGCCCGCCCCAATCCCCGAATAGAGCCTATATTCAAGCCCTACTCGGGGATTTGAGCGCTTAGCAGTACTCAACCGCAGTGTTACCGCTTCGCCCGTGCTCATCCTTTTGGTCGATGAAAACCAAGAAGTTCTCCCAATCACCTTGCGATGCGTGGGTGATAAGCATAGGCAGACGGTCTACGGGAATCCAACCCGCCACATCGTAGGGAAGGACGGCGAAGTCCCCATCGCTATCCATAATAGCGACCTCCATGGTTTGGGTGGGGTCATAGCTCCCACCGTTACGCTTGAAGTCCGCGTTATGGTTCTCGCTATAAGAACCCGCACCGATGGACACACTCAAGGTGTAGCCGTTAGCGAAATCGAACCGAAGGTTTCGGTTCTCTACAATTTGAATTTTAGTTCCACTCGTCATAATCATATCCTCCATAACTTTCGTCCATGCCCCAACCTGCTGAGGCGAAGGCGTCTTCGTCATCACCATCACAGTCGTAATGGTCGTTACTGTTTTCCTCACACGCAAGCCCTTCGGCACAGTCGCAGAACTCTTTATGTCCTGCGTCGGTGTAGAATGTTCCGCTATCACAGCAGACGGAGCAAGCGGGAGCGTTTTCCCCTTCGAAGAGTTCGATAGGAGAGTAAGAACTGTCGTAGTCTTTGATGTTTTCCATGTGTGCCATTATATCAGAGTTTCAGCGAATTGCAAGAACTATTTGAACTTTTTTTCGAATTTCTTAACATTTCCCACCCAATGACGGTTCAACCCGTTCGGGTCATTATCCGCGCCAACGGGGCAGTATTTTGCGCCTAAGAAAGCGATGAACTCACCCTTACGCCCTGCCTTGACCCATCGGTCATAGTTCTTCTGAACAGTAGCAGAACACCAACCCGCTTGGGAGCGATAGGTGGGCTTGACGCGAGGGTGCAAGATGCCGTATTCCTTACCCTTTCCACCGTTCTCGGCGTAGCGAATAGAGGCGACGATGGGAGCGAGCTTAGCGCGCAACTCGGGGCGAATGTTCACCTCGATAGCATCTTGAAAGGACTCGGCGCAAGCCTTACCGTCTTTGGCTTCAATAGCCTTGAAAGCGTTGGACTGAGCGAGAGCGGGAGAGGTGAGGCAGAGCAGTAGTGCGATTGTCTTCATATATATATTATCGGCTATTCTGACCCAAAAATCAACCCCTTTCCCTTAAATATTTTGGAAATGGGAAAGTTTTAAATGCAGGCGTCATAAGGAGTTAGGCGCTCGCGGGGCCGCGCCCCTCAATTTTTTCAACCCCAAATAGCCCAAAAGAAGAACGCGTATATGGGCACGCTCATAACGATAGCCCAGAATATTCCAATGAGGGCGTTGCCCTGTCTAATCTTGGGTCGGCTCATAGTGCCCCCAACATTGAGAGTGTATAACGCAAAACGTCCTCCGCCTCTGTGGCAGAGATGTTGTGTTCATCAGACACATCATAAGAGATTTGCTGAATAGCCGAGTCTTGGTCATGCGACCCGTCCTCAAGCATGAGAGTGTAATCGTCTAACTTGTTAGGCAGGCATACGTTGATGCCCGCTTTCACAGCGTCACGAACAGTCATTGTTGTGTTGGTTTTCATGTGTGTATTATACCATAGAGTTGAGAGATTGCAAGGACTTTCGTGGGGTTTTTACACCCCGATGAAAGCCTCCCGCGCACAATGGGCATCGTATGAGCCGTAGCGTGAGCCATCACCATTACGAGGGATAGCGCGTCGTGCGTCCTTGTAGAGGTCGAACAGCAGAGCCGTCTGCGTAGAGGTTGGACTATCAGCGTATGCAATGGCGTAAGCCCTCGCAAGGTTGAGTGAGAGTTCATGGGCGTTTTCGACCCAAATAGGAGCGTTGGAAGAGTTGTAATTCAATGCATTGAAGGAGTTGTATTTCATGAGTATATTATACCATAGAGTTGAGAGATTGCAAGCACTTTCTAGAAAAAGTTTTTGATTGTTGAGCCTAGCCCGATGATGATGTTCCCCACGATGAGGAAACACTGCCCGATAGGCTGAGAGAAGATGATGAGGGCGATGCCTAAGGCACAGGATTTGAGGTGTTGTTTCATGCGTGTATTATACCATAGTCTGAGAGGATTGCAAGCTAAAACCAAGATTTATTTTTCTTGTCTGAGATGAGGTTGCGCCGAGCTTCTAGGCTGTCCCAATCTGCCTCGTCCATCCATTCGATGACCTCATAGGCTATTTCGCGCCTGTCCATGTCTGAGAGCTTGGCGTTAGGCGTAGGAGGGAATATGTAAGCGGTACAAAGCATACCGAGGAGGAAGGCGATTAGAGATTTCATGTGTGTATTATACCATAGCCTAGCGAGATTGCAAGACATTTTCCCAAAAATCTTTGGAAACTATGCCAACTTTTCTGGAGTCGATACGGTCGAGAGCCATACCTGCCTCAAGATAGCCACGGCTACCCTCAGCGATGAGCTTGCGCGTGTCTTGGAGAACGCCTGCCTTGGCGTAGAGGACGAAGGTCTGTTTGTTTTTCATGTCTACATTATACCATATCCCTCAGAGATTGCAAGCACTTTCTCGGTTTTATTTTTCTCACAGCGGAGAATTCCACGCTTTGGGTCCCATGCGGTGGAGCGGAATGGGCATTACATCCGTAGGACCCATGCTTTTCTATAAGGGACTCCTACAAAAATTTAAAACAAAAAAAGGGACTCCAGAACTACATATGTTGTTATGAAAAAATTCAAAGAATATGCACCTATGGTGCTCGCCGTTGTCACCCTGCTCTTAGTGGGTTCCCTTAAAATGGATTCATGCCAAGCTAAGAAAGGACATGCTAAGTTTATGAAGATGCAGCAACGCTCATCCCACTCTACCCAACGTCCCTCCCGTCTAGACCCTTCAACAGGTGGTGCTTACAGGAACGAAGACGCAAGGAAAGGACGCGGTGCAAAGCGCGGTTCCCGTGGAGACCGTGGCGAAGGTGCTTGGAAGAAGCGCGAAAAGAAAATAAACTAAGGTTAAAGAATCGCCAAAACGTCGGTATCGGCCATAATCAAAACCGTTTCACCTTCGTAGCTGATTTCAGAACCTGCGAAGGGCGGGAATAGCACCATATCCCCTGGAGATACTTCCATAGGAATAAGCTTCCCGTCCTGGTATAACCCTTTCCCTGTCGCTACCACTTCCCCTTCATTGGGTTTCTCCTGGGAATCTGTTGTGAGGATAATCCCTCCTGCGGATTCTTTTGCCATTTCGGCTCTTTTAACGATAATGTTGTTTCTTAGGGGTTTCATTTTATCTTCCGTGGGTTGTCGCTTTCTTAATAGCGGCTTTTAAATCCTTGTATTCCTTGCGGATGAGAAGAGGTTTATCCTCTTCCTCGAACCACACAAGGCAGGCGTAATCATTTTTTTTCGAATCTTCGAAACGCACGATGCGTCGAATGGAGTCGATGTTCAGAAGAACCTCTGCCATCTCTCCGTTTAACTTATATGTAAAGGACCCATCCTGGGTGATGAGATATGGTTGGTCCATCACTTCAATAAATCCAGGGAACACATCACCTCTGTGGTTAACCTTCTTGAGGATGATGTCCGAGTGCTGTGGCGTAAGTAGAACTGCCGCTGCTGTAAGTATAAAAGTCTTCATAGGCTATTATAGTAATTGGAGTACCTATATAACTCGGAGAATAAAAATTTGTCGAAAAAACCCGAACCCCTAGAGCCTAAGGAGGCTGTAAAAATGATAGAAGACGAGCTAGAACGCAAGAACTCTCAGCAAGCTCAGCAAACCAGAGCACCACACAACGGTGATATGGCTGCGAAGGAAGCTGAACTTCTCGGAAGCACTAAAGAGGCTATTCAATTACGCAAAGCAGAGATTGATGGTGAGATTCGCCTAAGGAAAGCTAACCTGCGTGGTGAAATTGATACCATTAAAGCGACTGAAACTGCCAAAGAAAAAGCAGGTAAACACCTTGCGGTGTTTGGTGCACTGTATTTGTGTACCTGCGTGATTGGGTTTCTCATCGCTATGAGTGTCTTACCTGAAGCGTCTGTTGCAATTGCGGCTACACTCATCACATTAGTGGTGACTCAGCTTGCAGGGATTCTTAAAACGGTTGTGGATACTAAGGAGCCGAAAGACCCGACTCAGCTTATGTCCGAGATAGTGCATGCTCAAATGGGCAATATGGACTATGACTCGTTTAAGACTACCCAAAAGCCTGACGAAGTTAAAACCAAGCTTAAGTAATGTACAAGTATTACATAACTGTCCTTCGTGTAATTGACGGGGACACCATAGATGCTATGGTTGACCTAGGATTCGATATTTGGATTAAAAAACGAATTCGTTTCCTAGGTATTGACGCTCCTGAAACTAGAACACGCAATGCAGAGGAAAAGAAACGTGGTCTCCTAGCTACAGAGCGCGTGCGCGAAGTTCTGCGTGAGAACGAGATGAAGGCAGAGCTTATCTCTCACGGAGTGGGTAAGTTTGGGCGTGTCCTAGGGGTTATTAAAGTGAAATCGAGTAAGGATTCACTGAACGACCTCCTGGTCGCGGAGGGTCTTGCGGAAATTTATCCCGAGTAAACTCTACGGTTATTCCGCATCGACGTAAAAACTCTACTCCACTTAAATCGGAGTACTCAGACCCACACACCACTCTTCGGATGCCCGACTGAATAATCAGCTTGGCGCATTGAAAGCAGGGGGAGAGAGTGACGTAAAGTGTGGCACCGTCACTACTCTGAGTCCCCCGTGCAAGTTTTGTTAACGCATTCGACTCTGCGTGGAGAACCTCAGGGAGTGTTTCTCCGTCTGGTCCCTCACAGCCGTTTGAGAAGCCGTGTGGCGTTCCGTTGAAGCCATCGGAGATAATCTGCTCGTCCTTAACTACGAGCGCTCCTACCTGCTTACGTGTGGCTGGGGAGAGTAAGCTCCATCGCCACGCCATATCCATGTAGGCTAAATCTAATGCTTTTTGACTAGCCATCTTCTTTAATAAATTCTAATAGGGTTGCAACCGCCTCGTAGACTTTGTCATCAGCTAGGAACCCATCTTTATTGGTTTCAGGGAGACGCTCATGGAGTTCGTCAAGCACAACAGCAATAGCTTCTTTGTACTGGGTTACTTTACAGGCTAAAATTTGGTGGGTAACCATATTAGTGTTCCCACAATATCCGCATTTACTCACAGTTCACACATCCCATCTTTGCATGTATCGACCCCATCGGAACGCTCTTCGTACTTTCCTTCGTCGATAAGCTTATCTAAATCGAGGTTTCTAAAGTCCACAGCCGTGAGAGGCTCATTACCCCGCGAACCTGCGCGGTAAAAGGTGAACCCTTTCATCTCATTAGCGTAATCAATTAAGTTTTGTTTTACAGCCTCGGTAGCTTTGTACTCAGTAGGCAAGTTACATGTCTTCGATACAGCTGAGTCAATGAAGCTTTGAACGACGGCTTGAACCTTAATGTGTTCTTCTGGTGTAACATCATAAGCGCCCACGCAGTGAGTAACGTCTCGTCCTTCTTTGTGGAGTTTGGAGAACAGTGCATCGACGACATACGTTTCGTTCCATACTCCATCAGTGCCAGTACGCCACCTACGCTTGTATACAGGAGCAAAAATAGGCTCAAGACCAGTAGATGTCCCAAGAACCATACTGATTGTACCAGTAGGAGCAACAGTAAGGAGCACTGCGTTACGAAGTCCCTTGCTGCGGATGTCGTTGCGGAGGCGAGAAGGTAAGGTTTGGAAGTACTTTTCATCTTTTAGTTGAGTCCAATCATAGGCAGGAAACGAGCCTTTTTCATCACCGAGCGAACAAGACGCCTTATACGCCTCATTTCTGATAGTCCCGAACAAACGTTCGAGGAATTCTAAACAATTATCCGAACCATAGCGGTATCCCGCCTTGATTAGGAAATAATGGAGTCCCGTAATACCCAAACCGATGCGTCGGGACTTCAAACCAGCGTCTTTACACTCCGTAATTGGAAAATGATTGACAGAAAGGATGTTATCAAGGAATCTTACACCCAAACGCACCGTGCGAGCCAATTTTTTCCAATCAATTTTTCCATCATCACTCACCATATTGGAAAGATTGACGTGTCCGAGGCAACAATTACCATAATTAGGCAAAACTTCCTCCCCGCAAGGGTTTGTGGAAGGCATGTGCTCGAAATAAGACACATTTGTGAACTCATTGGCGAAATCAATGTTAAAAATTCCAGGTTCGCCCGACTCAATCGCGTTTTCTACGAGCCGACCCCATAATTCTTTGGCTGAAATGTAAATTTTAGATGCATTTTCGAATTTATCGGCGTAATGCTTCTTATGGAAGGTCGCAGCGCGACCAAGTGCGTCCTCTTCATCAAGAGCAACCACCTTAACAGTGTCATCTCCCTCTTCGGAGATGCGATGAACCTCGTATTGGAAGAATTTTTGGTGACGACCACCCCAAGTGAAGTACCATTCGGAGTCATTTTCCACTGCTTCAACGAAAGTTTTGGTGATTGCCACCGAAATGTTGAAGTTTGTAAGCTCCTTACGGTCCAACTTGACGTCAAGGAACTCCAAGAGGTCAGGATGGGTGATGTTTAGGATAGACATCAACGCCGTACGACGATTCTTACCTGCGCGTACGTGGTTTCCAATCTCGTTAATCATACGCATCACAGAAATTGCACCTGGGGCGCTATTCTTGATGTTTCCGATGTCGTTTCCTTTAGGTCTAATATTACTAAAATTGAACCCTATACCCCCACCACCGCAGGAGATACGATACATATCGGATATGGTCTTACCAATACTATCCACAGAATCCTCTGGGTCCAGAACATAACAGTTAAGGAGATTCTGATGAGAGCGTCCCGACCCAAAAAGGATGCGACCGCCTGGGCAAAAGTCACCTGAACGGATAGAGTCGTAAAACTTCTTCTCTACGGAGACTCTTTTTTCATCCCCCTCTGCGCCTGCCGCGTGGGAAGCAACTCGCTTAGCGCACTCCTTCCATGTTTTTTCACCTGGAAATGCATACTTTTCCATGAAGATTTGATGGCCTAAGCCTTTGGGTTCGAAATTATTCATATTTTTTATTTTTGGGGACCTATTTGAGTTGCTCGTACTACATAATAGAACTTAGCGAGACATTTTTGCGCTCGATTGCCTATTATATATCACTATGTGGAAACAAATTCTAACTAAAATTAATGCAAGCTTGCTTGCCAATTGGAGCCAACTTGTTTGGTTTGTTGTGGGTGCCCTTGTAGGCACTATTTTGCTCGGCGGACTTGTAAGCTGCTCTACTGTAGAGCGGGCTGAGGAAGCTGTAGGTTCCGTTGATGACACGATTCGTGAGGTGCCTGTTTTAGGTGCTGTTTATGCGATTCCGTCTGATGTGGTTGGGGGAGTTTATGGGCTTGGTGAAAGCGTCGTTGAAGGCGCTGTCGAGCTTGTTACTCCTGACAAAGACGAAGAGTAATTTAAACTCTCTTACAAAGAGCCATGGTGGGTTAATTCTCATCATGGCTTTTTTTTGTACCTACCCTAGATAATAAGAGCGCGAGTGCAAGGCAGGAGCGCACGCAAACATAATGGACTTCAACGAAAAGCTAAACGTCACAGGACACCTGGAGGTTATTAAGATTGATAACGAGACGGGAAAAGAAACCGTCTTATTTGATGACCATAACGTAATTACAAGTGGGCTCGGTCAGAGTATCGCCCAGTTCATGAGTACATCTGGGTGTGTGACGGAAACGTGCCTTACTGAATATGAGCGGTTTGGTGCAAAGCCCTCAGAGGTCGCAGGAGGAACGGAAAACTTTTTTAATGAAGTTAGGCATGGTACGACCGATAATGTCGCGTACGCCTCTGAGTTAGCGTTACACGCAGCTTCTACGGCAGGTGGTAATGAGGCTATGACCTCGGGAGGAGATACCACGGGTTCTGATTTAAGTTCCGATACACCAGGCTCGCTTACTGACACGATTACCGATTGTTATTGCAATCAAGATATGTTCTTAACCGTGACAATCGAATGGCACACGGAGAAGAACGTCAAGATGTATAGCGTTTTATTTAATATGGTGGCAGGTATTGGGTGTGCAGAAGAACCTCACGAGAATTTAGATTCAATGGAAATCAGTGACTATGTTGATGATGAGGAAGGGACGATTCATATTGAGTGGAATCGTATGAAAAACTACGGTAAATGCCCGAAAAAGGGAGCGCTGCCTGAGGGAGATTTTGGGGATACTGACCCCTGTACATTCGTTTGGGGTAGTTGGGTAAAATCTCTTACGATTATGGATAACTGTATGACAACGGGGGATGGTAAACCCGCACCTCTTTGCGTACCGCCTACCTGGGTTAAAAGCATTGCAAGTGCGGTTAAATACGGTGATAGGTGTCCTAACGGAGCGGCCACCTCAGGAGATAGCTGGTGTCGGGCACACCCAAGAAACTGGAAGTGGGAGATACAAAATGCCATTTCGAACGTTCTTAGGAACAACGACGTGGATTGGGCTTCCGATGGTGAGGCGAGGCAAAAATGTAAGGAGTTGCAAGCAGGATGAATTGGGATAACTTAACTCCTATGGACGTGGGTGACCTTCCTATAAACGTTCAGGAAAACTACGAGAAACACGCGGTCAGATTACCTTGTGATATATCTCCTTATCAGATAAATCGCTTTCAAGTGGGAACTGGTGCTTCTGGCGTAACTGAGACTTCTGCTGTTTATGCTTTAGGCGCTCCGCTTGAAGATGGTAAGTATGGAGGGAGCGCGAGAAGCGTAGATGTAGAGAATGCTCTTTTATATCTTCGGGAAGATACGCCTCTTGAGGAACAAGCTTTTGTGAAGTTAGAAAGGCAAGGACAGCTTGGGACTTCCTCCTTGGTATCTGTTGTTTTCCTAGACGAGCAGACTGCGAACGGGATTAAGATTGATGAGGTTGGTCTTTTTGTAGATAACCCCTTTCTATATTTTAAATATGGGTCTACACTTGGCGTAGCCCCCGCAAACTTTTCTCAGTTGGGTGGGGGAGCAACCGCATCTGGCGCGGTTGGAACTCCTGACCCCGAACGACCTGGGCATTTATTAGCCGCATACAGACAGATAACGCCCGTTCAAAAAGAAAGTTACTTCTCCCTAATGATACGTTGGACAATTAACTTTAGCGTGGACAGAGACCTTTAAAATTTAATAGAAGATGCGTTAATGTCGTTAACCCAACTTCCATATCCGTATCCCGAAAAATCAAACTGGACGGGGTCAAACTCAGGCCACGGGATATCCTCTGGGTCACGAATGAAGAAGTAGCATCTCCCGTCAATTTCTTTCTGTTCAACTTCCCACTCAGGGTGCTCACTAACATTAACTTTATCGTAGGGAAACCCATATCCAGGCTCAACACGAACAATCCAAGTACCTTGTTCTTTTAAAGGGGAAGCCATGCGTACAATGTACGGAGCATTATGCCATGACCACACAGTATAGTAATCTTTAGTTTCCATAGTATATAAAAGCGTGAAGAAAAAAGTTTTGTCAATATTTGGAGATGAATTTTTCCCCAAAAACGCGAAAGGGATGTCCGCTCGTAAACGACAGAAGTGCGTGGATAAGCTTATTGAGTTCTTTAAGCAGACTAGACCCGACTTGGTTTACATTATGCCGACAAAAGGGACCTGTTCCTTTGTAACTGTATTATGCTCTATCCTACAAATCCCATACATTATGGTTTCCCCGTACCCTAATTTTTATGAGAACGTTCTTATAGACGATAAAATTTGTATTCGACAGGCTATGGATAAAGCTAAAACGTTTGTTTTAATGGATGATGAGGTACCTGAAACCATAGAAGATGGGGTGGGGTTATACGAGAAGGGGGTAGACTTTCTGTGTAAGGTGTCAGATGCTGTTGTATTCTTTTATAGTAAAGATACTACCCGAGAATACCATTCCTTTATGGATAAGACGGGCTCTTCTGTGAAACACCACCAAAATATCTGGGAATTAGTATATGATGGCAGGCAGGTGCTTAGCGAATGAGTTCGCTACCTTAGGAATATCCTTAGCGTAAGCGGCGTCATAACTTCCCCCCGATGCGTGTCTAAGAGAGAGGGGCGCAATATGGTTAGTTCGTCCTCCTAAATAGGCTTGGAAGGTCATCCATGTATCATAGTGGTGCCACTTAGCATTCCAAGCCGCTGGGCTCCGTAATTTAATTCGAAGGAGAACGTCCCCTTTACATGCCAAAAATACTCCGTCTAAGGTTACCGCAGTTTGTTTAGGCCCAAAAGCGCTTATGTTCATGGATTCATGGTCGGCTCCATGGTATATGCTTCCCCCTCCACTATTATTACGTAATGCACAAGCATACCAATTAATCTCCTCGGTTAGATGGCTGGTTCCTGCAACCCCCACAAACCCCGTGGTTGAATCTTTTAGTTTGGCATCCAAGACTCCCATAAAAACTTCACGGTTATTTAAAACTTCAATATCGTCATGGCAAAAAATAACATAATCTTTAAAAGTAACCCCGCATTCCTCTATGCCCGTCCGCAATGCTCCCAACATGGACTCCGCTTGCCTGATAAAATGAACTTCCCACCCTGCTTTAGTAAGAAAATCATTTAATTTCCCTACAGTCGTAGCTTTATTCTTGCAATCAGTAACCGATTCTCGTGTTGGTATGATAGCATAACGTTTCATGCTATATAATAGCGTGAAGAGAGAAGAAATTATAGACGAACTAGAGAAATGTGCGGAATCTCCTGCGTACTTCATTAAGACGTATGTAAATGTTATTCACCCCATCAAGGGAGTTGTACCTTTCCATTTATTTCCGTTCCAAGAGCGGATGATTGGGGAGATTCATGAAAACCGCTTTACTTTAGTTCGTAAATTCCGTCAGGCAGGTATCACTACCCTCTCAGCGGCGTATTCGTTATGGAAAATCATTTTTGAGGACCATCAGAACGTCATGGTAGTGTCCATCGGTGACAGAGAGTCACGAGCCTTCCTAGAACGCGTTGTAGCGATGTATGATGACTTACCCAAGTGGTTGAAGCCTGCGGAAGTAATGCGCAACAAGCACGTCCTACGGCTCTCTACGGGCTCGCAAATTAAATCGCAACCTGCGGGCGCTGGTCGTGGTGAGTCGGTGTCTTTGCTTATCGTGGACGAAGCAGCTTTCGTTGATAAGATGCGTGAGTTCTGGATGGCAATCTACCCCACTATCAGTACTGGTGGTGCTGCCTGTATTATTTCTACGGTTAACGGGATGAGTAATCTTTACTATGAGCTTTACAAAGGCGCGCAGGAAAAAGCAAACAAGTTCCATATCATAGATATTGAGTGGCAAGAACACCCTTGGTACACACCTGAGTGGTTTGAGGAGACGCGACCAAACATGTCGGACAAAGCGTGGCTTCAAGAGTATGAGTGTGAGTTCCTAGGTACGGGGGATACCTTTATCGACAGACACACACTCGGAACCATGAGAGAGTCCTGCTCTGAAGAATGGAGTTCTAAATATACTCACCGTATGCGCGTGTGGGAAGAGCCTCAACCCTATTACAATTACCTGTTGACCGTAGATGCCTCTTACGGACGAGAGCGCGACCACTCGGCTTTTCACATTATCAACCTATACAACGGTGAGCAGGTAGCTGAGTTTTATTCTAATGTTACGCCTATCAGTAAGTTTGCGGAAATCATCAGAAAAGAGGGGTACCACTATAACACTGCTTATGTTCAAGTGGAAAGGAACGGTCTTGGGATGGCGTTGATTGAACAGCTTTGGGAAGTCTTGGAGTATGACAACCTTATTATGGACGATAAAGGGGACTTCGGACTTATGCTAACTACGAAAAGCCGAGAAGTTGTTTTATCAGATTTAGAGGATTGTTTAAGAAAAGGGAAAATAAAAGTTAATTCTTCGCGCACAGTTGAAGAACTTTTAACTTTTATTATTAATGAGGATACTGGAAAAGTAGAAGCTGATGACGGGTATAATGATGACCTTGTTATGAGCTTAGCTTTAGCAGCACACTCAATGGACGATATTTATCGAGGGAGCCCAGAACCCTTAGCATCTGGCGATAACGATAAATCCATGGCAATGCCAGTTATAAGCACTAAATATGCTGAGGACGAAGAAGTAAAAACCTATCACCAATGGATGAAAATGTAAACAATGATAATGTGAATGAGAATATGGGAGCAACCGAGTTCCCTAGCTCACACACTTATGGACAGAATGCACCTGGATACCGAGGGCGGTTTGCTGCATTTTGGCAGAACTTTGGACTTGGTGGAAAGAAAAAGAAGCGAGGTCGTCCGCCCCTAGTTAAACCTCTTGCGGGTGACGCGAAAAGCCCTGCGGACGAAACTTTTGAGGATTTTGCAGGTGGTTACGGACGCCAAGGTACGGGGTATGGTATGCCTCGCGTCGAGCAAGAGCGTCGTAGACGTTATCAGGATTACGAGCGTATGGACCTTGAAGCTGAGGTCGGCGCTGCATTAGACATTTACTCCGATGATGCTACCCAAGAGAATACGAAAAAAGAAATGTTCGAGCTTAGCACGGACAATGACGTTCTTAAAAGAGAAGTAGACCAATTCTTTAAGCAGACTAAGCTAGAGAAGTTTATCTGGGATATTGTTAGGAACACCGCTAAGTATGGGGATTGTTTTGTGGAGAATGTTGTAGACCTCAACAATATTGAGCAGGGTATTAGGCGTCTTAAGATTCTTAACCCGAACTACATTTTCCGCGTTGAGGATAAGTACGGTTATCTGAAGGAGTTCTTGCAGGAAATCCCTAATAGGGCAAATCAAACCACGGACCTCTCTCAAAGCTTTATTCCCGATAAAAAGAAAAAGAACTACATTACCCTTAATAAAGACCAAATCGTCCACTTCCGTCGTATGACCTCGGATGCGAACTACTACCCCTACGGGAAGGGTATCTTAGCGTACGGAGTGCGGGTCTTTAAATCCCTAATGCTAATGGAGGATGCGATGCTTATCTACCGTATCCAACGTGCTCCTGAAAGGCGTGCGTTCTACCTAGAAACAGGTAACCTACCCCAATCTAAGGTTGAAGCTTTCGTCGAAAGGATTAAAGCTAAGTTCAAGAAACAACCTATGTGGAACGCTGCTTCCAATAGTGTAGATTACAATTACAACCCCCTTACTGTAGATGAGGATTTCTTTATCCCTATTAGAAACGGACAAGGTACTAAGGTTGAGGTTCTCCCTGGCGCACAAAACCTAGGTGAGACGGATGATGTTAAGTATTTCCGAGATAAGCTCCTTGCGGCTCTTAAAGTTCCCAAGGATTTTATCGTAGAAAAGGACAACTCTCCCGAGCGTAAAGCTAACCTTTCTCAACTCGACGTTAAATTTGCCAAGGCGGTACACCGCTTGCAGGCAGATGTTGAGCGAAGCTTAAACGTGCTTCTTAAAAGACATCTTACTCTACGAGGACTTCCTAAAAGTTTAATCGAGTCAGTAGAAGTAAGTCTCACTTCTCCTTCAGATATGTTCGAGAAGCGCAGGCTTGAAGTTGACGAGCAAAAAGTTCGTATTGTCCAAGCTGTAAAGGGCTTAATGCTCTTTGATGATGAGTATCTTTATAAAACCTACTTCGGCATGACTGATGCTGAAGTGGAGGATATGAAGGAACGCATGAAGAAGCAAATGGAAGAACAACCTCAACAGGACCCAATGGGAATGGGCGGTGCGCCTATGCCTCCTATGGGGGGACTTGAAGATGGCGCTGACCCTGGCGTTGAAGAAGCTGGGGATGAAGACCTTGATGCAGATACCGCTCCTCCTGGTACGACCTCTATAGGTAAGCCAGGGGATGTGAAATCCTAAAAATTACAAAATTTTTGTAAAAAACCCTAACTAGCCTTAGTATATATCTTTACCTAGGGCTATTGTATATTATGAACACCACCGACACCTTTTTTAATCGAGACCAAAGCATTGCTAAAGTTAACATGGCAATGAATTATTTAAGCCGTCTCGTGAGGGAGAACATGACCATTTTTGATTATGACTCCACCACGGGAAAAACATCCTTTCTTACGAACTCTGACAGGCTAGTCACTTGCGTTGTTGTCACTGAAGGCAGCAACGTTTCTTTAAAGGATGTTGAAGTTGAAGACGCTACGGAGGTTTTTTCTAACGAAAGGATTGACGAAGGCGTAGACGGCTTTGTGTCTGGATTTATCGAAAGCCTCAAGGTAGGGGAGTATGGGGGAGCCGAGAAGGGTTTCTCTGACCTCTTAGGTGCATTTGAATCTCGCTCTAAAGTTAACGAGTCACGGTCAAAGCTTGAACGTCGTCGTAATCACTTTAATGAAGCCCAAGAGATTCTTTCTACCCCTGAGTTTATTAAGCTCAGTGAGGTAAAAGATAATCTCGTTTCTTTCTTAGAAGAAAACAGAGAGGGCTTACTGGAGTATGAGGATGTCATCAACTCAGTTCGCTTGACCAACGCTTTAGGGAAGGCTTTCAACTCTGCCCGTAAAACTTGGGAGGAGGTTGTTGAGGAAGGAACTATGGTTGTTCCTTATGATTCAAAGAAGACCGTCTTCGAAATGATTTGCACGCAGGAGTTAATCCGCAGTGAGCTTACAGAGTCTAAAGAAAACTTCGCTCGCTCCTGGGTTAAGAATCCGAAAATTGCAGCTCTTGCCTCCTGCATCTACAATGATGACGCTAAGGTTTCCGATGCGTTAACTGAAGCCGTTCAAGCGGTGCCTTACCTCGCTCTTGCCAGTAAAGCAGACATTAAAGAGGTGTTTGCCTCTATTTATGAGTCCTCAGATGTAGCCAATATCTCGCAGAAAGATGTTCGCGAATACGTAGGCCGCATTTTTGAGTTTAAGAAGCCCATCAAGACTCGGGTTATTAAAGAGCTTAATGAGTCGTACGGAATTAACGTACAGAACCTTAAGTTCGTGCCTTCTTTCGCTAACCTATCCAAAGCTCAGTCGGTCCTTTTTGAAGCCTTATCTAAACTAGGCGGTAAGGAAACTGTTGTTAAGGACGTTCTTTTTGAAACGTCTAAGATGTTGCGTAAAAAGAATGGCATTGAAACATTAGATTTAAATGATTTTGTAAGTCACGTCTTTGGTAAGGCTGGGATTTTTGAAAGCGCGGAGTTTTACCGTGACGTGAACTTAGATACGGTTGTCGATGCAGTCCTTGACGAGAAGTGGGGCGATAAGAAAGGCGACAAGTCTAACGTAAAGAAAGACGCCAAGGATAAGGGCGACTACGAGACTGGTGCGCGTAAAGGTGATAAGTCTAACCAAAAGTCCAAGAAGGGCGATAAGGGGGACTACGAGACAGGAGCCCGTAAGGGGGATAAGGGAGATGGTTCCCATCCCGACCGTAAGGATTTCGAAACCGAAAAGGGGAATTCCAACTTCGGAGGAAACAAAGGCGACAAGTCCAAGACCCATAAGGGCAAAGATTTCGAAACCGAGGATGGTAACTCCAACTACGGCGGAAACAAAGGTGATAAGTCCAAAACTCACGCAGGCAAGGATTTCGAAAAGAATGGCAATGGGAACGGGGACGACGAAAACGGCGACCCTAAAGCCTTCGGAGGTAAGAAGGGTGATAAGTCCAAGACCCACAAAGGTAAAGATTTCGAAACCGAGGATGGTAACTCCAACTACGGCGGAAACAAAGGTGATAAGTCCAAGACGCACCCTGGTGAGCTAGACTACGAGGACGATGACGCCAAGGCTAAGGATGAATTTCCCTTAGCTAAAGATAAGGACGGAAAAAAAAAGAAAAAAAAGAAGGGAGGCGGTTTAAGCGACTCAGAAGCTGATGCCGCCGAAGACCAAACCGCCTATGACGAGTCTATTGAGTACGCCGAACCCGAAGAGGAAACTGACTTCGGCTCTGGTTTGAGCGACGAAGGAATGACCGAATTAATGGGTGAACTTGAGAACCTCTTTAAGGAGATTGATTGGAATGCAATCGCAGAGGATGAAGTAGAAGACGGAGATGTCTCTGACGGAAACGACTACAGTGATGAAATGACTGAGCGCACTCCGAATGAGTTCTCGGACGAAGAGGTAGGTACCCCGTCACAAGACGAAGCGCCTTAATCCTCCATGAATCCCTGTTTTAGCCACATGATGTTATAAAATACAAATCTATTTTGCAGCCCTAGCAGCAAGCTAGTGATATTATACATCTCTTTAATAGACTCTTCTGATACTTTGGAAGAGTCTATTATTTTTTGCAGGGAGTCAATGGCATACTTTAACTCTTCTCTGTCTTCGGGCTTTAGCTTACTAAGGCTTTTAATAATGTCATTTTTAGTTCTTATGGGCATAATACTTTTATTTTAAGGGATTTGTATGCGCGCTTGCGCGAGAGGGCGTGTTCTTTTAGATACGGCACTGTATCATTAAAGTCGTAAATATTCACTTTTGTTTTAGTCTCATGAATTCTCAATGCACGTCCTAGTGCTTGAAGGGTAGCAATCTCAGACTTAAGACCTCTAGCGTTGATGAGGTGGGTAATCTCGGGAATATCAATGCCCGTCTGCATGATTTTAGTGCCTATCAAGATTGACACGTCACCTTCGGTGAACGCCTTAATAGTTTGCTTTCTAGTCATTACGTCATCTTTACCCTCTAGGGCTAGGGCGTCTGGAATCATCTCCTTTAATATTTGAAGGTGCTTGAGGTTCTTCACTAGGATGAGAATCTTGCCCTTCTTAACGTTCTCACAGATTTTCTTAATTTTTCCATTTCTCACCGTGTTATTAATAATATGGCTCTCATAAATATCGACATAAGTGGCGTCTAACAGTGAATGGTCAGTATAGGCTGGGAGGTTTACGAAAGTAACCACAGGAGGTGTAAGAAATCCTTCCTCTACCAGTTCCTGGACGTCAACATCGGAGATGATACTTCCAAGGTAAGATACTAGGTTGAGTTTAGCCATTCTGTCTTTAGGCATTGTCGCAGACATACCAAAACGGTAATTAGCGTTAGGAAAAGACTTTACAACCTTAGTAGTAAGCTTTCCTTTAGAGAATTCATGAACCTCATCAAATATAATAAATTCTGCCTGATTCAAATGGGAGTCTATAACCTTGTGAATAGACTGAACTGTACATAAAGTAATAGGTTTAATGTCGGTACCAGCCCCGTAGACTCGTCCTACATCAAAACCAAACTTAGTTAAGAAGTCGTACGTTTGTTCTAGAAGAGATGTTTGAGTAAAAAAGATTAAACCGTGTTTGCCTTCTAAAGCTTTTAGTAATCCCGCTAGGATAATAGTCTTTCCTGCGCCTGTAGGAGCTTCAATCAAAGCTTTCCCAGCCTCCAGAGCCTGTAAAATGAGCTTTTCTTGATACCCTCGGTACTCAATTCCCTTTACGTCTATGTTAGGGCTATCTATAAGTGGGTCTCGTTCATCCACGATAGAGTAATCTAATTCAGCAGATATTAAATCGTGCTCAATAAATGGAAGTAGACCTGTACCAAAGGAACCTTTCTCTGTAATAAAATATTTGGAGCCGTCCCACCCGCGTTTGTAAGCTTTGCTATACCTCGCACCTGGGATTTTTGCGCTGTACTTCTTACGAAGAAGTGATAACAGTTCTTTATTATCCGTTTTTAGTAAAGAAGTTACATTTTTTACGAAAATCTTCATTTATATTACTATTATAGTAAAAAGCATCTTTTTTTTGGAGTAAATTTATGACTGAAGAATCAATTGTTGACCTTGTGAAACAGCACCAAGCAGGTGGAACCCCAGGAGTACCTCCTGAAAGCCCTCAGGACGGCGCTGTGGAACGTAAAGCTCAGATGATGTCTGAGAACATCCCTGTAGATAGGAACGTTGAGGCGGCTTTAGAAGGGCTCCTAAGCAATATTAAAAGCAAGATGGCTTGGATGGAAATTGAACTTCCATCTCAGGGGTTATTGTACCCCGAAGCTCAGAAGACACTTAGGATTCGCCCTTTTACTTTTGAAGACGAAAGAATCCTTAAGAGTATGGATGGGGTGAAGAATCCTGATGCTGTTATTGAACGCCTACTTCGGAACGCTACGGAGGGGTTGGATGTTGCTTCCTTAACGCCCCACGATAGAGTATATGTACTTTTCCGTTTACGCGGAATTTCATACGGAGATGGGTATGGCGTATCCCATGACTGTGAGAAGTGTGGGGTAACGAGCAAATTAGAGCTTTCTATTAAGAGCTTGGATACCACCCACCTTACACGCGAGCATATGATATTTACTTTACCCGATTCCTTGCAGGAGGTAGAGGTAAAGCTGCCTAGGGCTCAAGATGAGCACCTCTATTCCGATAACTCTACACTCATGGGTAATATGCACATGTTCGTGTACAGGGTAGGGGACATCATGGACAAAACCATTATCGAGGCTTTCATCCAAAAGACGACCGTTCGAGATATTGATACCTTGAGAAATAAAATCTTTGCTCCTGAGTATGGAATGGAAAATCACTTCTTTTACACCTGCGCAGGCTGCCGACATAAGAACAAGGTGGACATTCAGTTGAACGAGAATTTTTTTACAGCGAGCTGAGTGAGGTCTGGAAGGAAGATGGGCTAGAACGCCAAGCCTATTTCCTCGCGAAGCATGTTAATATAAATCTTTCTGATGTAGATAAACTCACGTTGCTTGAACGAAACACGTATATAAAGTTGTTAAAGGAAGAGCGTACCCAACAAAATGAAGAGTTGGAGAAAGCTCGGAGAAAGAACTAAATACTTTTATGGCAAGCTTCAACGGATATACAGTCGTCAAACGGTGGAATCGACCTAGTGTTCTACTTAAGACTCTCTTACAGAATTATTTTACAAATAATGGGTCTTATTTTAAACCCTATTCGGTGAGTGAAGTATACATTCTCCCTGATACTGGAGTCACTAACGGTAGCCCTGAAATCTACATTAACCGTCAGGCTAGTGATATTGGAACCTCGGGGTATGGTCTCCTAAACGCTTCAAGCGTTTCATCGGTTGAAGCTACTTTCGGCGGGAGTGCTACTCTTGTCAATATGAACCCCTCTGATTACTCGGGGGCAGGCACGTCTAGCGCCAGTGGAATCTACAGCGGAAGTACGTCAGCCGACATTGGGCAGTATCAAGTAGCTTTAGAAGGAGTAACGTTCGCTAACTTCTCGGCTGTAGGAAAGTATTTCGACGTTTGGCTTGTTAAGGATTTTAGTGCGGTAGATGCCTCCGCAGGATGGCAACTATACTGGAACAAGTTTGAGGTCTTCAGTGACCGAATTATGACGTTCACAGAGCCGTACCAAGTAACGACTCACAATAAGCTCTCCCAGAAATATCTTCAGCTTAGTTCAATCCCTACCCTTCGAATCACTACCGACGTATTCCTCGCTAATAAGAATATGACTCGGGACCAAAAGGATATTTGGAGGCAGCAGGTAATTGATAACGCCTCTATTAGAATTAGGCGACGAAACCCACGAACTTCAGGCTTAATTACGGATATAACGCCCTCAGGAGGAGGGTGGCAAACTGAAGGGGTTGGCGTAACTTCTGAAAACACCATAACCTACAACTGGAATACTTCGGCTTTAGAAACAGGTGATTATGTTGTTCAATGTAAGTATACACTACTAGAGCAAACATTTGTAAGCGAAGAGTTTAGTCTAGTGCTTCGGTAACCTCATAAGAGAAGTCTACTTCCTGCAAGCCCTTAGTAACACAGGCTTTAAAATCCTTCGAATTCTTACACCTAACGTGTAAGTCATTCCAATCTTTGACCCCTGACGGTAGTTGAGCAATCATAAAATGATTTTTATTTTTTGATAGCATCATATTACGGGCTTGTGCTACCCCTGCTTTACCTGCGTCATCGTTATCATACGCAAAGATAATCTGCTTGTCTTTTAACTGGTCGGCTTGGGCTCTAGAAAGATTACTACCTTGAGTGCAAGTTGCGTTTAACCCGTTCAACTGCAAACTAATAGCGTCTAAAGGACCCTCAGTCATGAAGATGTAATCGGAGGACTCCTTATAAGGAAATAGAATGTCTGAAGATTTAACCCCCGTTACTTCACGGGATGGGTTTAAGTACTTAACTCCGAGTAAACTAAGATTTCGGGCTTGAAAATAGAAGGGCTCTTGGTCATTGTAAGCATACGGGATAATCAACCTGTTGTGGTAGCGACCACTTTTAGAGATGTAAAAATCAAATTTATGAAGCTTCCGTGACAAGATAAATTTCTTTGCCAACCTATCCGTCATACTGGTGGGGTCCGTCTTTCGCAGGTCAAACTTCCTAAAAGAAGAGAAGATATCAGATACGGCGTTGTGTTTTGCGGGTTTTTGCATCTCCACCCGCACGGACGAAATCTCAAATAGATGCTCAGGCGAATCAAACAGCTTAGAACGAAGAAATTTAAGAGCTTCATCGTAAGGAATACCCTCTAACGCTGCTACGAGTTGAGGAAAGTTACCATTTTCGTGTGCTCTGAAGTCCTGCCAGAGCCCACTCTCCATATTAATAGAGAGTTTCATCTTATCATCGTCCACAAAAAAGGAGTTCGTAGTGAATTCTTCACCAAAAACCTTATTTACGCTGAATTTTGAGTATAAATACTCTTTAATAACACTAGAAGGTAACATTATGTTTATTAAAGGCTTTTCCCCATCAAAATTGAACGTTTTTGACGAATGTCAGAAAAAGTTCTTATACAAGTACGTCCATTACCTCCCTGAGGACTACAATGACGGCTTATCGCAAGATGCTTTACAGTATGGTTCATATATTCACAAGATTTTGGAGGACGGTGTAGAGGCGGAGTCGGTTGACGAGCTTAAAGAGCACGCGATTCGTCTACGCCCCCGATACCAATTCGAAGGAAGGGAAGAAGACACCCTTAAATGCATTAAAAATTTCTTTCGTTTCAACAATAAGCTTACCGAAAGTGTCTCTACCGAGATGAGGTTCAAGGTTGAGGTTCTTCCCGACCTTGAAGTGAACGGCATTATCGACCGTGTGGTAAAAGGTGAAACGGGGAAGTATCTTGTAATAGACTACAAGACCTCAAAACGAGAGAAAACTAAGAGAGAACTTTACAACGACCCTCAGCTGATGATTTACACGGCTGCTATCGCTCAAATGTACGAATGTCCGATTTCGGACGTCACCGTATCTCACTATTACCCCCTCACAGGGAATTTGGTTTCTGTACGATACATGCCTTCACATGTTGCAAGTTTTTTGAAGAAAGTTGACCAAAAAAAGTGGCTAATCCGAAAAAAGAAGGCTGAAGACTTCAAGCCTCGCCTCAACCAATTCTGTGATTGGTGTGGCTACAAAGAGCTTTGTCCTAAATTCGGAGGGACTGACAAGATGCTCGAAGAAGCTGTTGCTGCTAGGAAAGCCTCAAAGCAGAGAGTTAAGCTGGGAACTAAGCCAAACCCTTGAAAGGACAAGAAATGCTAAGAGGTCTTCTTAGCTCTGTCACGATAAATTAAGGGATAATAAAGAGTTATGTCTATACAGGAGAAAAAATCCTGTACTAAAGTCTCGTCGTACTTATGCTTCTTAGTGAACTGGGAGATTAGGGTAGACAGCTTAATAGCTTTCTGAACCTGAAAAGATTTTATTATCGCTTCTTGAAAGATAGTTATAAAGCTTTCAGAGAATTTGTGTCTCCAACGTTCCTTAAACTCTAGAGATAAAGCATAGTTTACTTGTTCTAGGAATTCTGAGAGTTCTTGTTTATCATCTAAGGTTTGTTCTAGCATTTTTTAAATTATATATAATATATAAGATTAAAGTCTGGGGCTTTCCGATAATGAAGAGAAAAATACAAGCAAGTTTAACTTTCCGTAGAAATACGCCTGGTAAGAGCATGACGACCATAAAGAATATGGCTCGTTATGAGGGGCAGCTGTATACTTTTCAGTATAATAGCTGGGGTAAGAAAGTTGGAGGGAAAAGAAAAAGAAACAATGATTTACGTCCATTACTGCTACTGGCTACGAAAAGCGGTACGAAGGTGTGGAAAGCTAAAAACGGTAAAAGCTATATTTACGGGTTCAATCTGAACTACCTTCCTCCCCGTAGACGCCTAAGAGTTATCCAGAAACTGCATGAAGTTTTTGAGGAAAACCCTGGTGTAGATTTTTCTTACAGGGCAATCAGAGCGCATCTAAATCTCCCCGCATCCACTGAAGATACCATTTTTCGGAAGTATGATGTGCGTGGGGGTAAGTTACGGTCCTTGAAGGAGGTTAACCTAGATACATATAGGAGCTATCTCGAAGAATCTCTAGACGGACAACAATAATCTATGCCTACACCTGAAGACCGCGCATTTTTTGAAGGTTTAAATAAGGACCTATCGAAAAACATCAATAAGGCCATTGAAAAGGGCTTTAAAGGTGCATCTGTACATTTAGACCCTGATACGGTAAAACTTATAGGGACGGAGTTTGAGCGTAATCTTAAGCCTTTGGTCGAGGATGCGAAGAAGGACGATGGTGGCGGTGGTGGTGGCGAGGGAAGTGCAGGTGAAGGGAAGGCGTGGCAGAAGGCTGTTGACCTTGCCAAAGGGACTTTCAACGCGGCGCGTATGTTAGTAAGTCAGAACGCTACCAATATCCTTGCTTACGGGGATAACATGGCGCGAAACGCGGCTACCACTAACCAAGCGTTCTTAATGAACGGTGAGAAGCTTTCCCGTCAGTTTGGTCGTTTTGGCATGAATCTTGCGGATATGGGAAACATCTTCGATGATGCTATCCGTTCTAATGTGCGCGGACTCGGTAAAAATACTCAAGACTTCCTAGCACGTACTACGGGATTAGGAACTGCTCTAGGAACGACTACTAAATTTCTCGCCTCTAATACCAACGTCTTAGGTCGGTCAATGACTGAAACCACGGCTCTTGGTACGGACTTACAAAACATTGCACTCTCCAACGGCATGGTAGCAGACGCCATGTTTGATGCCGTGGCGGCATTCGAAGCAAACACTAGACAACAGCAAGTCCTATTTGGAGATAAGGCAGCGGGCGATTTCCAAGGTATTGTCGCGGGGCTTGAAGGGCTTATGCCTGGGGGCAACCTAGGCGATTTAGTCGCTAAAGCCGCACCCACTTCCGTTGATGAGCTTCTTAATCTTGATATTCTCGGTGGCATGTTTGGGGGCGCTTTCAATTCTCAAGGGATTAAAGAAGACCCTGCTAGGCATACAGCTAACTTTATTGCTGCTATGGCTAAGGCGTCTGAACAGATTTCTGGAATGAGCGTAAGGCAAGGTGCCCAGTTCATTGAACAACGCTTTGGTAAGTTTGGTATTACTTTACAAGATATCCAGTCAGCAGGAGTTGCTACCCGAAAAGCAGGGGGAGTCCAAGGTCTTATGGATGCCATGAAGGGAGGGGGCATTCCTATAAAATCAGATGAGGCCCTGCAAGACGAGATAACCCGAAACTCTCTAGAAGCCATGAACAATATGAAGAACTTTGCCATTGAGGTGGAAGGTCTTAATACTGTTCAAAAAGGGCTTAAAGAAGTTTCTGATATTTTAAAAGGTTCTTTTTACACTCTTAACGGTAAGACGACTGAGTTGGCGAAGACGATGGGGCTCGCTGCGGCTGGCGAAGCGGGTCTTCAGGCTGGGGATAAGATGGGTTTAGGGGGTTTTGGTGCTCTTGGTCTCGGTATGGCTGGAGGCGCTGCTCAATGGGCATTAGGTAAGACTCCTAACGCAGCACGCGCCGTGGGGCGAAACCTAAAACCTAGTTCTTGGTCTTTAGGAGGTGCCGCAGCCAAGGCTAATCAGGCGAATCTTCCGAACGCATCCTGGCAGAGAGGGAGTCAATTCACTGTTAAAGGTCATCAAGGAATGCAGACCGCAAAAGGGCTTGCCAATCCTCTAACCAAGGCGGGTCGTGCTACCATGAGTGCGAGGCACGCTGCGGGGATGACTCAAGGTGTTGCTAAAGGTATGAGTAAAAAAATACCCATACTTGGCGCAGCCCTTGCTGGTGGGTTTGAGTTAGCGGAAACTGGAGATAAATCACGCGCAGCAGCTGTAACCGCAGGAGCTGGGTTAGGTGGTTGGGGAGGAGCCGCAGCAGGCGCAGCTATCGGAACTATGATTTTCCCAGGAGTTGGAACAGTTATCGGAGGTTTAATCGGTGGTATTGGGGGAGCGCTTGGTGGTGAAAAAGCAGCTAGGACAATCCACGATGAGTTCGATACGGATTTTGTTAAAGAGCAGGAGGAGAAAGCAGCTGAAGCGGCTCACCAGGAGGAAGAAGCCAAAAAACAAGAAGAGGTAGGTAAGCGCGAAGAAGACGTTCAGGCTATGGCTACACAGCAAGAGCTTGGGGAATCTCAACTAGGGGCGTTACAAGACATGCTCGCCAGACTTGACGTGACGAACGGTTTACTTACGCACGTAGCTTATTCGGATAAGCTAAGCAGAACTCCTGGAGGTTCGGCCATCAACGGAGATGCAGGAGCAACACAACGAGGATAAACTATGGGACTTTTAACAGGAATTACAAATAGTATTAATGAGATTTTAGATGACGCTTTAGGTGGTATTCCCACCTTCGGAGCGCCCGACCAGCAGTTTAATCCCCTCCCTAAGAACACTTTTGAGATTGGAGACCTTTATCCTAACTGGAATAAATTTCCAGGAGGTGTGGGGTACAAAGCTCTTCCCCCCACTTCTCAGATTGAAGGCGAGGCACAGGGTCCTTGGGGCGAACTGGGAGTTAAAAGAGGTTCCCTGGGAGTAGGGAAATCCATTAATGCGGGCGCTATCGACGAAGTTGGTCTTTATCGAGATGAAAAGAACAACCCTGCCGCTCAACTTGAATGGGGTGGTGTTATCAAAGAGAATACGGCGCGAATAAACACGGTGTTAGAGGAAAGGTCCTTCTTGGATTTCTATTTTCCTAACTCTAACATTGGTCGCCGTAGAGTTGTATTTTTTGAAAACCCTAAAATCACTGAACAGCGTCAACCTAAGTATGCCTCTAAGCCGATTGTAGGTAGAAATGAACCTGTACGTTTGTTTGTTGGCGCAGACGCGAGAAAAGTTAAGATTAGCTTTACTTATACCCTCCCCCACGTAGAACAGTTTTTCTCAATGATGGGTTATCTCCCTATGGGTTTCTCTAATGGGGCTTATACTCCTGGAAGCTCAGAAGAGTATGACTCAAAAAGAACCCTGAGAGGGATTAATAATACTCCTAAATCTACTAATCAAAATGCCTGGAGAAGGTTCACTGCTGAAAAAGTTAGTGAATTTTTTGGTACCTCTTTTACGGCATCTACGGAAGGCGCTTCTGTTAAAATATTAAACCCCTCTAAGAAAGGTCCTAGATTTTATGAACAGAATAGAAATGGGGTTACTGAAGTAGATGGCATGGAAGTTGTTAAGCAAGGTGAAGATACCTTTATCAATCGTCTTGTAAGGTCTTGGTCTACAGGATACGAGGCTTTAAATAACTCTGATATGATTGCGACGTATTACACTCAGTTTGTTATTGATACATTACGGGCGTCGGTGATTGGAGATACTCTTAATGATGGTAATATGGCTGTTGGACCTCCGATTGTTCGCTTTAGGCATGGGACAATCTTCAACGAAGCTCCGTTTATTGTACGGAATATGAGTGTTGATTATGGGGCAGAGTCGGGCTTTGAAGTAAGAACCCTCCTCCCCCGTCAAGTTAAGTTTAGTTTGGATTTGGAAGAGTTCAGGCAAACGCATGGTTCTCATCACGGAGATAGCTCCGAAACAGTTCAAAACGCGGCAAACGTAGTTGAGCTTCATTTTGCAGACGGCTCCGCTAACATAGAGCGTGTTAACTTCCCTAAACATTCTTTTTAATTATGAAGTCCACCCGCACATCCAGATTCGGTACCTACAATGCTTTGGACACAACCCATAGAGGTCGTCCATTTAAAAATCTTGTTAGCTCCAAGGAGTGGAAGAATTTTATTGTGGAAGGTTTAGGTACGGCTACGTATAACATTGCCGTTATTCCGACTAATATGGAGTTTCGCCCCGATATCATTTCATTTGCAGCTTACGGGTCTGTTAATTTGTGGTGGTTAATTTGTACAGCTAATAGTATAATTGACCCAAACACAGAATTGAGTGCAGGAAAACAAATTAAAATTCCTATAATATAGTACTATGGATTCTTATGCTGGCTATAGAGGTACATCTCCCCCTAATGTCTTTGTCGCTTTTGACAAGGCGCAGTTGGATATGGACTCAGGACTCTTTGTTAGGTACGAAGACCCTCTAGATTTAAAGAATACTTTTGTTAGTTGGGATTATGGCTTCGATGGAGGTAACAAGGGGTTAGGTAAACTTGTGTTGATTAACCCAGGCACGCAGATTGAGGATAAGTTGTTTTCTTGGTATGCTGCGTTGGCTCCCCGCTCATGGACGGCTACGGAACGTGGATATACTAAGTCGGAGTTAGAAGAGAGGTGTAGGGAAGTAGCTGATTTTTATGTTAGGTGGGGGTATCAATCCCCTGCTAATCTTGCGTCAGGAGGCATTCCTTCAGGAGGTTATACTTCCGTAGACAATGGAGCATTATCCCACATTCATAAGTTTAGATTATTGGATATGGGGTATCGTATCTCTGATAAGGGAGATAAGATTATCACCCTAACTCTCGTTAATATGTGGGAATTATATTATAATACCACTAAGTTTGTTCAACGCGAGAGAATGTTTGAGGTTCCCTTGACGGACGCTAATGGCGTGTGCCGTCCACCCTCTACTATTGTACAAGAATTTTTGTTACAGTTCAACTCTGCCCATGAACAGTATAAAGGTTATTCTAAATGGACTGACGGGATGTTTGAATCGTTAAATGCAGATTTTGACCTCTTATTAAAAGCCAAATCTAATGACCCTAAATATAAACCCGCACAGGCTACACTTCCCGTAAATGCTCAAGATTTATATGTTAAGTATAGTGAGGCTAAATCTTTAAATCATACGGCGAAGGAGAACTGGGCCGTCATGGGCGCTCTTCAAGAGTTCTATGGACAGTTTGGCATGGTTCCTAGTTTTAAAGTGCCCAAGCCTAAAACACCCGCACCACAAAAGACACCTTCTCCTAACCAAGGGAAGGGTGCTCCCGACCAAGGAACTCCCGAGAACCCGAACCCTACTGCGGTTCAGGAAGCTGAGAATAAAGTAGTTGCTAATACTGACTTGGCAATGGAGGTTATTATTAACGACCCTATTACCGTGGATAATAATCCCCTTGCGATGGCGATGAATTACCTGGTCCCAGGCTCTCCTATTCCTATGTCTCCTCCCGCAGGAGTTCCTTACTTGATGGTTTATAGGGATAAGAATGATATTGCAAAGACGGAAGTAACGCTTAAACAGATAAGCGCAATACGAGATACTAATAAATTTTGGTACGCAGTTCACCCAGTGTTTCAATCATTAGTTCAAGACAAGCCATGGTCGCAGGCTCAAAAGTATCTTGCTTGGTCTCAGATGTGGCCACCGCCCAACACAAGCGTACTTTTAGAAGGTGAGTCTGGTTTAAATGAGTATCCTCTGGGGGATTGCTCTTCTGGTGATTTTGTTGACTGCGCTATTGAAGTTACGAAGAATGCAATTATAGCTAAGGAAGAAGAAGCCATAGCGGAGTTACATGCGGCAAACAAAGTTGAGGCGGAGCAAGCAGCTCAAGCAGAAACCATGCAACATCTCCAAGACCTTGGAGTGTACGAGCCCGAAGACGATGATGCAGAGGAATTCCTCCCCCACACTATTCAGTTTATGTCTAAAAATCTTAAATTGGATGTGGATGTTTTAATTGCTTATTTAAATGATAAGTATTTTAAAGGAACTTCACGGTACTTGCAGTCTGGACAATTGGAGTTTGCGAATGTTCCTAATGCCAACCGACCCGAAGTTGAAAAAATACTAGGGGGTGCTTTCGAGGGAATGGATTGGGAGGAGGATAATGGATTACTATTAATGACAGATAGTAATGAAATGTCCGAGATTTTTAGCTTTGCCATGGAAGATAAGGGTATCAAGTCATTTCCTATCCAGTCAAATACTAGACCCAACACTATCTCGATTTCAACGGGATTTAATAGCCGTCCTGATAATATTATTACCAATCTAAATTGGAGTATAAATCAAGGCTCGATGTTTTTAGAGATTAGAAACACACCGATGGTTGTACAGAAGTTGTATAATGTAGCTAAACGCTTTGAAGACCCTGAGTATAGAGATGTGGTAACAGCAACCCTTGCTTTGGAACTGCACTTTGAGAACGCTAAGGATGGCGTCCTAACCAACGATGGAAACGGTGCAGGTGGAATTGCAGCGCCTGAGCTTAACAATCAAAAGGATGCGGTTGGAGCGGAGGTATTCCCTAACTCTATCATTGAGTCGGCTCAGGCGCAAGCAACAACTATGACTTCCTTTGATTCCGATTCCCAAGATGGAGCGGATATCTCGGAGTCTTCGCGTGCGGACCTTATAGAGACAGTTAGACAGGACTTACGGTTTATTACGGATAAAGGTTTAACTGATATATTTTTCCCAAAGGTGGGGGATGACGCACAAGACAGCATTCGAACTCGGTACTTTATCTCTAACCCTCAAGGGCAGGATGACGTAAAGACTCAAAAAGTGGTTCCTTACTTTCGGTATGTCACTAAGTCTCCTATAACTATTTTACAAAAGAAGTTAGAGGCTCAAGGTCTGGCTGCGACCACCGAAAACTCTGTGTTGACTCAAGCAAAAGTCCAAGCCTTGAATATTTTCCAGAAGCTTATCACTGATATTAAAATTGAAATGTTGGGTGTACCTGAGATGGACATCTGGACAAATGAAATTCAAAATAGAAGTGTTGCTTTGTGGGTTCATGAACCTAGGGTTCCTGGGACTTACCACTGGTTAACAGGCATGTATACGATTGCTGATTTTAACCACCGAATTGATGGTAACGGTTATGCAACTACTCTAACATTACTACCTAAGCTACCTAATACGGCTGAGGAAATGTCTAAATTTACATTTCTAAAAATTGGAGGTACAGAATGAGAATTGGAATGGTAGCGGATGCGCGGGATATAACTAGCGGTGGCATCCTAAAAGTAGCCCCTTTAGATTCTGAGGGGCAAATAGCGCAAACGACTATTGATGTTGTGTATTTATCCCCTAACATAGGCGCGGGACAGGGTTTATTTACTATTCCTGGGGAAGGGTCTATGGTTATGTATGAGGACGCGGGTGATAGCCTCTTGCGCTTAGCCAGACACGCTCAGCACTCCGACACCCCCTATAAGTGGGTTTTTGTAGGAGCATTAACAGCCGACCTTATCCAACGCAGAGGAGAGTCCTCTGTTTCTAATGATAAGAATGACGCGGACGAAGGGAATGATACTCAGCGTGACCCTTACGGAAGAGACCCTTTTAAGGATAATATTATTCTTGACGGGGGCATCCCTGAAGCGGGTAATGTGTATGCCGACAATTTCTTGCCCCAGCAAGACATTTGGAAACATAAATGCGGACATAAGTTCGTTATGTCTCACAAGATAACTGCCAATGGCCGTCACGATAATTCAACGTTACTTCAAAACGCCTCTGGCAAGAAAATTCATTTAGATGATGGTCTTCCCGAGTTAAAGATGGACCGAATCACCATAACTGACGAACACAAAAATAGAATTGTAATTCGTACGGGAGGGGATAACCCAGACAGCTGCGAAGTTCACACTATACGAAATCAAAGTTATACGACCGAGAGAGGTAACCAGCACCTTATTATCATGCCCGCAAGTAAAGGGGATTCTCGCAGGGAGAACATGGGTGCGGGCGACATGCATGATGTAGTTGCCAAAGGGATGTACCGACAGGAAGTCGAAAAGGATATCCTACGTATAAGCCATAACGGAAATGTTGAGGAGCGCGCTGATACGGGAGATATACGTTACACGGCTACTGAAGGAGCTATTACGATTGACGCGGGCGAAGGCATAACTTTGGAGTGTGGAGGTTCTACTATAGTAATGACCCCGACTTCCATCACTATGAACAGTCCTACCGTTAATATTACGGGTGCAGCAGGAGACGCTCTAATTTCCTCTATCTCTCTCACAGGACATACACACAGCGGTGTAGAGTCGGGTGGTTCTTCAACAGGCGGCCCGCAATAGAGTATATAATATAAGCCATGATTTCAGAAAACACACTTAACCTTTTACCTACGAATGCCTTGGCAGCTTTGTCTAATGGTCTTGTAACAAAGGCTACGGATAAGCAAGCGGATTTGTCTGCGGAAAAGGCTCGTTCCGACAAGCTGAATGGGGTAGCTGAGGTAGAAAACACCGAAGGGGGTCATACCACCTCTACTTTAAAAAATACTTTAGCTACCATTCAATCCGCTTTGGAGATTGGAGGGATGGCAAAAAGTGTTTATGATTTGGCGAAGACTCTATCTGATGGAGGAGAAGAGCCTTACGACCCTCAAAGTGTGGCTCCTGGAACTGACACAAGCCCTCAAGCTATTAGTAATATGGGCGCTGACCTCGGTGACCAGCTAGGTTCTGGTGAGGCACAGGCGGGAACTTCAATCGCCATGGGATTACAGAAACTAGAGTCTACTCAAAATATCGTTCAAATGCAAGCGGAGCTGGCAGAGACTACTGAGCAGTTAGAAGCCGTAAATGAGATGATAAAGAAGCGTGCTACGGGAGAAGTGCCGAGCCCTAAAGTTAACTACAGTAAGGTTCAAGACGCCTTAGAAAACACCCTTGAACAACTAGCCCAATCTGGCGCGTTTACCGAGGACCAGATGACGGACCTTACGGCTACGCTTGAACGCGCTACAGAAGTTAACTTAGAAAACTTCGAAAAGCTTGTGGAGGATAGAATTGTAACGCCCTTCCTTGAAAACTCTGCGGCGATTAATATAATTGCTTCCCAATTGTTGGCCACCGATGAAGTTGAGGAAGATGAAAGCATTTTTGATACTGTTTATGGTCCTCCTATCTCCACATCTGGAAAGTTTATTTTATCCGAGGATGGTCTTTATTATGACTCTAGAAATGGTTCCATTCCTTATGTAACCGCAATGAAGGTGGACTCTCGCTCCTGGGAATTAAGATATGCCTCTAATAGAGGGGGTAAAGGTCAGTTATACACGGAGGCTAACAACCAGAGGTTTGCCGACACTATCCTATCCTTTGAATATCAAAATGAAAGCGGGGCTGTAAAAGACTTTTATGAGTATGATGATATTCTACAGGGGTTAGGGAACGATAGAAACCTTCAAATTCAGTCCGTGTCTGGGAGGATAGATGATTTAGTCGCATCTGGTTACTCACCAAGCTCTGCTATAGTTAAAAACTATAAAGAGAGTTACGCTAGTATAGGGCACGCTTATGAGAATAAAATTAAAAAGCGTAAAAAGCAGCTTCAGATAGCTGCGCTGTTTGGACCTTTCGGTGTAACCACATCTTCTAGCCCTGAAGGTGCTGGGAGTTTCTATAAAATACAGGACATGATACGCGAGGAGTTAGAGCCTTTGGAGTGTGGCTCCGAGGAGCCGTTCGAACGGCGAGACTACACCACACCTCAAGACGAAAACCGCAATCCTGACCTAGAGATAACGCGTCGAGTCTTTATCCCTAGAATTCCTATAAATGATTTTTCCTACCTAAAAAACATCGGGTTAATTCCAGGGGTATCCTTCCAGGAAGAGGTGATGTTACATTCTTCTGACCTAGATGAAACGACTAATCCCTTACCTCCCGTATTCCTAGAGCACGGTCCTGGTGAGCCAATTCAGGCTATCCCAGAGATGTCTATCGCTCCTCTAGGAGAGACAGATTGGGTAAATACGTCAGGGGACACCGCACTTGCAGGGGTTATCCCTTTCCTTAGAACTCTAGACAGTTCCATTGTAACGGATAACCTTGTAGTGTGTTATAACTTTTTAGAGCCTTCAGCGGTAACGGCCCCCAGCTCTAATGATTACAATGTAAGGAATTATGTTGACGGTGGGTATGGGTTGAATGCTAAGATGGTAGGAGATTCTGCTGCTTCCATTTTTGTTTCTGGTGTAACCATACCTTATTTAACTGGAGCTTTATACGACATTCAAAGGAAGTATGGGATGAGGTATAGTTGGTTGGATGCATCCACAGGCTCTTACGTGCGACTTCCCAATAACTGGAGAGGGAATGAGGTCTACCCCGCATCTCAACCGTTAGACGATTTGATGTACAACGCCAGGGGTTGGAGTATGGATTTTTGGGCTCACACCCCAAACCTATCTTCTACTTTAACTGCGGCGCATAGATATAAGCTTGTTGCCGCAAACGAGAACTGTGGAAGCCCTATCACTTCGAGCCCTGGAACGACTACGACAGTAACGGCAGGTCCTGGAGGTTGGGGGATGAGAAGCAGAGAAAGGACTAAGGGTATGATTATAGGTTGGCGGGATAAAGGGGACCCTGGAACCGTTAACGCTAGTGGGTTAGAGTTCGTAGTATTACCTACCGTCGCGCAAAACGATGAGCGTTGGGGAAAAAGTGTTTGTATCGAAGAGTCTGTTAGCGGTGACGGAGGCGGAGCCTGCTCAGAAGAGTATGGGTTTAAGGTACCCGTGTCGGCAACCAGTGTTAGCGGTTATACTATTGGGGATGCCTCATCGGTGTTTACTCATTACGTTATTGCTTGCGATACTCCCACTGATACCATGACGGTTTACGTAAACGGTCAGTTTGTCGCTTCCGCTAATATTAGTACCGCTTTCGGGATTGCGCCTGGACAACCGCTTAATGTCCCAACCCAAATATCTGAGGGAGCCTATCAGGACCCAACAGGAGAATTTGGTGAGCAGTTATATACAGGAAACCTGGACAATAAACCCCCTATTTTCACTCCATGGATTTTGGGTGGAGGATTTACTGACGGCGTAGGACATGAGTCCCCCCCGTTATTCTCCTCTACTTTCCCTGGGTTCCTTGGAACTAACACTAACGATTCCTATTTTAGAGTGGCTATGGAGGCCGATGGCGGACCCGTGGGACAGCACTCGGTATTAGCTACAAACGTTCCTGGTCTTGGTGGGTATGACCCAACGGGTTCTAATTATATTTTAGCGCGAAGTGGGTTGGATGGACACCTTGGAAGTTTCAAGATGTACGGAAAACCCCTATCTAATAAAGAGGTACTTATCAATTATAATGCACAACGTCCTTTCTTTACAGGAATCACCACCCCCTTTAGGCTTCTATAATGGCTAGTTACGGAGATTTACAGTTTGTTACCGCTAATAGCGCACATGCCGTTAAAGGTTTGGCGTGGCCGTGTCGTATAAACAATACGGGAGGGATGTTCTCCATAAACTACAACGAAACTTCCATCAAAGACTCGTTAATTCAACTCCTTTTAACTCAGAGAGGCGAGCGCCCTATGAGGTTAGATTATGGGACCGATTTGCGTAGCTCGGTGTTTGCGCCTATGGATGCTCAAACGATTGAAGGGTTAGAAACATCTATTAAAACTGCAATAGAGCGTTATGAACCACGAGTACTTATAAGGAGCTTCACCTTATCTCCCAGCGAGGAGACATCAGAGATGAATCTAGAACTAGCGTTCTCTGTAAAGGATAATGTTTTCTCGACAGATGGGATTTACCTTACTGTAAACACTCAAGGAGTTGTAATCAATGGCTAACCAAAATGTACCCAATTCAAACCCCGCGTTTGATTCTATTTATAACCCAAGCGGGTTTGATGGTCAAGTAACCTCAGACTGGCTCCGCTTAGGTGGTATCCCTGAAGCTTTAAAGAAAGATTTAATTGATTTTTCTACTGAGGATTTTGATGAGTTTAAAACAAGTTTTCAAGAGTACGTAAAATCCGTATATCCTCGGGACTACAATAACTTTGTCGAGTCAGATTTAGGGCAAATGCTTACTGAGTTGTTTGCTTACCAAGCAGCCGTGCTATCGTTCAAGGCAGACGCTTTAGCTCAGGAAAATTACCTTGCGACTGCAAAAACTTCAGAAGGTCTTATTAAGTTACTAGAGTTAATTGGAATTTCTCTTAGGGGTCCTGTTCCCGCTAAAGCGAACTGTATTCTTACTGTCGATGATGCGGCATACGCGGTTACTGGGACAAACTATATGAATATCCCCTTAACCTCAAGAACTATTGATATGGTGAGTACTAGGGATAATCTCCCTCTTTCTTATACCCTTTACAATGTCGATGCTAACGGGAACATAGACATGCAAGCTGAAGACCTTTACTTGGATATGACATCTTTTGAGCAGCCAGCGGGCGTGATTGCCAATAACTTACTTCTTTTAGAAGGAAAGATGCAAACTACGACGGGTAATTTCTTAACTGGGTCTACAAATCAAACGATTAATCTAACACTTCCCTCTGTTGTAGAAGGTAGTGTAGCTGTTTCCTCTAGTGATGGCTGGTTTGAGGAGATTGACAATATATGGTTCGCCTCTGCGGGTGCCGCTGCGTTTCAACTTAAATACAACGAGGATTTCTCATGCCAACTCCAATTCGGGGACGGTATTGTAGGCAAAGCCCCTACTCCTGGAAGTCCGTACAAAGTAATGTATCGAACGGGTGGTGGACTGCGTGGCAATGTGGGGGCTAACTCTATACAGTCGGCAGGAAGCGCCGAGTTTGGTAATGACCCTGGACAAACCCACCCCTTCTCTATAGTTAATAATAAAGCTGGGACGGGAGGAGTGAATGCTCAATCCTTAGAAGAGGCTAGACGATTTGGGCCTATGTGGTTCGCGGCTCAGTATAGAGCGGTTACAGGCCAGGACTACACCGCGTTTGCAAATAGGTTTAGAAGCGCTCTAGGGAAGACTGGGAAAGCGTTGGCGGTTTTACGGGATAACGGAAGCGCAGGAAATATGATTGATATTTTTGTTCTTCAAAAAGCTACCGAGAATCACCTAGAGAGAGCTTCTTTTGAGTTTAAGAATGAAATGCTTACCTACCTCAACAACTACCGCATGATGACTGACGAGCTTACTATAGTTGACGGTGTTGTGAGGACATTAGATTTAGCCACTACGCTTTACATTGATAAGCAGCAAAAGCTTTCATCTGAGGATGTTAAACAAAGAATTGCTGGACTTATTCAAGATTACTTCTCCACTAACGTCATGGATTTTGGAAAACCTCTCATTTTAGCCGAACTTATTAACTACATTTTAGGGGACCCTGGCGCTAGATTTTTCTCAATAGATAATTATTCCAACGATATCTATGTAGATTTTAATGAAATTCTACAATTGAATAACATAGAGATTAACGTGCAGTACGTATAATGGCCTTTTCTTCTACTACAAAGTATAACTATATTGATATAGTAAACCGTATGGTGCCCGAGTTTTATCGGGAGACGGACTTTCGTCTATACGGAGAAGAGGAAGATGTAAGTCTAACCTTTTTAGGGAAGATTCTTAAAGCAGCTATTCAAAACGATTTATATTTTGATGTTAGCAGCCTCGATTTGACGGAAAGAATGTCTGTATCTGCGTTGGCGGAGTATTTTATACCTAACCAACAGACGAGCCTTAGCCCCAATCAATTTGAGAGAAGGATATTACATCCTTACAACCTTACATTTGGGTCATTTGAAACGCAAGAAGAGCTTAAGTCTTGGTTCTCAGGAACATTCTTACCTGACGCTGAGCTTAATAACCCTTCAGGGTTGCTCGCAACTATGTCGGGTATGGCGTTTGGAGCTTACAGCAGTCTGTCTGGAGTTCATTCTTATCTAGTAGAAACCTTGGGGATGTTTTACTTTATGAACACTTCATCCTTAAGTGGTACAGATGCTTCCGCAAACGCCTCATCGTTAATGGTTGATTATATTATCCCTCCTCTTTACGCAGGTGAAGTATTGTCTACTCAGAATGCCCTTAACGCCCTGTTTAGATTTTTCTGGGAGGGTAGGGAGGATAGCACCTACTACGGAAGTTTCTTCCCGTATGGTTATGCGAGTTCTACCTCTGAACTCTCCTCTAACACTTACCTCTCAGGGACGCAGATGTTCTCGGCTATACAAAAACAGCTAGAGAGTTGGACCGATACTAGACTTAAGAATAGCGACTTTTTTAAAGACTCGTTAAGTATCCTTTTAAATGGTTCTGGAGGATTCCCCGTCAAGATGAGGGACGCTGGACCGTTCCAAAGATTTTTGAAAGCGCTAAGTTTAGGTATTGCGGACATTAATTTGATTATTGAGGAGATTGGGGATTTACTGAGTATTGATGAGTGCCCCGAAAAGTTTTTAGAGTTGCTGGCGAATAATATTGGGTGGCAATTCCTGACTGGTGATTACGCTAAATGGCGCGGGCAGCTAAGAAACGCTGTGATGGTTTACAAAACAAAGGGAAGTGTGGTTGGGTTTGACGCGGCGTGCAAGCTAATATTCCCAGACGGCGTATTTGCCGCCTCGTCGGTTGTCGAATCGTGGGAGTCTTATCTCCCTAAGCTGCTTTACTACTTTATAAAAACCGAATCTTTTATCGTTAAGGAAGGTTTAGAATTTAGAAGCCAAGACGAGATTTTTAATGGCTCCTTCCCCTCAGGTGTGAGATTTAATCAAGCTCCTGCCGATTACTCTCAAGCAAAAGATAGAAACTACAGATTTCTTGTTGATGCCGTTTTAGAAGATTATTATAATACCTTTTCAGCTATTACCATTAACGGCGTTCCTTTTAGGGAGGATAAAGTGTGGGAGTGTCTTCCTGTTCTATCGACAGGGGAGAAAGGCTATTACCACAGAAACTATCCCTCCGACTCCCCTCAAGGTGTAGATGGTTTTCATGTTGCTGTACCGCCCTGGGAAAAGTATGGATTTTATAAAGAGTGCCGTCTAACTCCTACGAGGGTTGAGTTTTTCTGTAATGTTCTATCAGGAAGCCGTAATGATTTTGGGTTTGAGGTGAACGAAAGCTATGTGGGGGAATTTAAAAATTATCTCCTCTCGGCTATAGAGCAGGCATATAGCCTTACTGAAGCGCCAATTCACGGCTCCAACGATTCATTCAGATTCTTTGCAAGTGCTATGTCCCTTCCCCCGAACTACTCTAAGTTCGTGGAGTACGGACATACGAGCGCCTTAGAGCTTTTCGATACGTGGTGCACTAAATCATCATTTATTTTTGGTACATTTGCGGCGTCTTCTTTAGATTATACGGTGGAGCGCTACGATTCATTTAGAAATAAAGCTGCTTTAAATGTATATGTTGATATTTTAAGAACCTTTCTGCCTTTGCATGTGGTTGCTAGGATAACCTTGTACGAAGATTTAGAGGATACACATTTCCCGTGGTCTAAACTATGTATCGTCTCAGACGAATGTTTAGACACTTTCAACACTGAGTACTTAAGGTCTAACAGAACCGATTTCTGGGCTGGCGCAAGCGGTACTGGAGATTGGGGTACAACCGCTATAAACGGAGACGGTAGAATTTTACCTTACTGGGTTAGTGGGGGAGGGAACGACTTCTTCTACGTGTCTGCTACCGACTTAAACCGCAACACCTCCAGGAGAAGAAATTATCGTTACGCCCTCCCTTGTTATCCTTACACAAGACCAGGAAAAGGGCAGCCGATAGCTATGAATCATTTTGGTATTGCTACCTCAGGCGCAACACTAGATGAGTACACCACCACCTGGGAGTATATATCCAAAGGTTTTAGATATGACACTCAAGACTATGCGCCCGCATCTTCGGTTGTATGGGATAATAGCGGTTACTTCTCGGGAACTTCTTGCGCAAGGACAGGTTTAGAGTCCGACGACTACCCCCTATCGTCCTTATACCCAGCAAGGGCTGTACCTAACACCAATACGGCGTGTAGTTCTCTTCCTATTTCTAGAGATAACATGAAGGGAATTATGGGTCCTATGACGAGTAGGACGATTCGTCGTAATAAAAACCCGCAATTTTCTGATTTAGATTATAGAAGCTTTGAGTTTGGTAATAGTGTTCACGAAAGTTATCATATTTATAAAAATGAATTTAGTAGTATTTTAGCTAACACGATAAGCCCTAATGCGCCCTTCTATGGAGGTTATAATTTCTTATCTTATGCTTTTGGTCCCACACTATGGAATAGTGATTTTAGATATAAAGGAAGAATAAGTACTAATGTAAACCTGGCGGTTCCCCCTCTCCCCAACGGTGAGTATCCTGGAGGGTATGAGCCCCAGTGGTCCTCTGTTATTGGGGGCACGCACGCAGGGGGTATTAAATATGATAACTACGATAATAGTCCCATTACTATCAGCAACAGAACTTATTTTGAAGACGCTCCTGATGCCACTAATGAGTATGCTCCCTCTGGAGTCTATAGAGATAACGATGTATTAATAACTAATGAGATTTTATCAGGAATACAACTACGACAACCCGCAGGGGCATCCCAATCGTTTGTCGTAGTAAACAATACTGATAGAGAAGCTACGCTAAATGCAACTTTAGGTAACAGCGTAGCGATGTTCTCCCCCGATGGAAGACCAATTGAAGTTGTAGTTCCTTTTGACCCGCAGTATGCGGATTACGCCGAGGGTGAAGACGCGGCGGGCCTGAACCAAAAGTTTAATAAGCTTAGACCCCAATCTCAGTTTAAGGTGGATATCTCAACCAAAACTTTACGGAATTTAGAGGCGCAGCGCATAGCAGTGGAACTAACCACCTCTGGGGTTCTGGCCGATGACGGCACGTCTATGGATTGGAGGTTTTGCTGGCGCGATGAAAAGTGGATTCCCTCTACAACTTTAGATAACCATATGTTTACAAAGGTTATGGATGTACCTGTAAGAGCTGTATGTCCTGTACCGCTTACTTCAAAATTCCATACACAAGATATATTTACGGTAAAACATGCGGCGTGCCATACTCCGTTTAAGACAGGAGATGTACACACGTCTTCTACTGGTTACTTGCTGACAGTTAAAACAGCCTCTACAAATACTCTTTTAGATAATACGGTAAAAGATGGAATTGTAATTTATGAAATTTCTGTGGTAGATACTGTGTTAAATCAATCTATGAATTACTTTAACAGTAAAGAGATTGATACAATTTACACCTTCTGGGACGGGCTCACTGTTACGAGTTATTCACGCGATGCTACGTATTCGACATCTTCTTTCGATGTTTCGGGAGGAAGTAGAGCGGAATACGTCGAACTTCTCGGCCAGAACACCTGGAGTAGTGGTCCTACAACAGAAGGTTCTAAGGTTTACTATACCTACAGTTTAAAGGATTAAGATGCACGGAACACTTTCTATTTACCAAGGATACTTAGAGGGGGGCAAAGCCCTTACTGAGCCCACTCCTATGTTACATGAGAGGAATCTTATTGTAGATGGAATGAAGGAGCATATTGTGGATTTAATGACTAGGGTTCCCGCACCCTCCTCAGTAAGCGCCGACGTCGCTGCGTCCTATGATGTCTCCAATTTTACCGTTCAAGCAATGACTGTAGGACCTAACCGTTCTGCCTTCGATAAAAAGAACGGTCTGGCGGGGTTGTCGGGTTACGTAGGATTAACCGAGAGTATAAACCAGTACAGAGATTTGGACCCTTCCGATGGCACGTCCTACGTGTACAACGAGGATATACCCAATCATCAGTTCTCGGCAATGAATACTTCGGGATACCCGAGTCCTAACGGTCAGTTAAAGAACCCTGCATTTTCCGCGTTAGACGGTAGATTGGTAAACGGACGGTTTAGGGATTATTCTTTAGACCGTTCTTTGTCTGGAGTCCATATGAATGAGATTCTAGGGCTATATGAGCTTAACGGGTGGGAGGTTTCTAGCTATCTTCGTGACGGTATTGAAGCTCCTGAATTTGATGACGCCACTAAGCTCGGGTCCTGCTCTAGGCACGACTTTGACCAGGTCTCGGGAATTTATAGCTTTTTATCTGGAACAGACGCTTCCTCCACGTTCGCTGAAGCTGATGACGGTGTTTTGTTCATACGCTCTTTCGAGGACTCAACGACAACCCTCCCCTCCTCTGGATTAGTAACATTAAGGCAGAATTTCTCGGTAAGAACTCCTGAGATTCTACGGGAGGCTTCGGTAGACGGAACCGACAACGTTTTAGTTGAGGTTACTGCTCAATTTAGCTCTCTGTCGGGAGGGGCTAATTCACGTATACATGTGAACGTGCGGGACGCCACCCTAGGGGAAAATTATGCTTTTACTGGTGCCACTCGGAACTCTTGGGGCGTGGCAAAACCTTTAGTGGTAAATGCCGTAGCCGATGCAAGTGGAACCATTTCTCATTTTATTAACATCCCTTCTTCGCGGGTTTCCAATGAGTTTACAGTAAGCTTTGATTTTTATTGTGATGACGCGGAAGATGTGCTTAAGTGTTATTTCTGGAATGCAAACGTAAACTTATTAGAGGGATGGTGCTGGGGTAATATTTTCTCAGGCCAAAGTATGCATAGGGTGTGGAGTAATAATTATCGAGACCCTGCATTATATATTAGCACGTCAGGGTCAGCCGAAGATGTTCCTTGGAACTTACCTTTGAGCAGTGTAACATATCTTGCACAGCCTTTCAAGCTAAAGCCCCTTAAAAAATACTCTACTATTACCGCATTTAGTGGCACCGCAGCGTTCACGCCAAGTTGGGATTTCATTCATACTGGGGTTGTAAAAAGGTTTACTTCAAACATTGAGCAGGTCGCTGGGTATAATCATCTTACCACTTCTGGAAGTTTTCCTTTATGTGAATCTAGGCTGCCGTCTAATTTTGCGATGTCCCCAAATTACCCACCTACGAGCCCCCCGTCCCAGCGTGCACTCCAGAAAGCTGATGTACGTCCTTCGGATTTGTGTTTAGAGGTATCGGGAGGTTCTACCGTTAGTGGCACCTTTGAACTTTCTTCGCCTGGTATTTTGAGGGGCGAGATTTTAAATAGTTTTGGGACTGGGGTTAGTGCAACAGACGAACTTAAAATCTCTATGAGAACCCAAGCACTGGATGCTGACGGTAATCAGCGCTGGTTTAATTTCAGGACAGGGGTCTGGGATGTGTACGAAGACTCCTTGAGTGGGGATTTATATTTTAATTCCACTTCTATAAGTGGCGAAGGTTTCGTATCTTTTTCTGCTAGGCAATTGGAGCTTAACTCTCTTATTGGGGTTGTTTCAGCAAATGCTGATAATACTTACACCTTCTCCTTAGTTTTAGAGAACGGTATTGACACTACGACTCCTGCATTTGTAAAGAACTTACGAGTCGATTCTTACCCTAAATCCCTTTCAACTGATGTACAGGAAGTGTTTAGGTTCTCCCCGTCAGGCGCAGGATTCACGCCCTCGTCTGCCTGGAAAGTTGCGTCGAATAGCGGGCAGTACATTTTTAGCGGTCTTGATGGTAATTATCTTTACCCCTCCCACACAAACGCAACGACTACTACTAACACTTTAGGGTCGCTGCCAATTGAGTGTATGTATTTAGCTTCTGGTTCGGTTCACTCTGCGGAGTCCGAGTATAGGTTTTATCTTATGCAAAGCACCGACACTATCGGAGCAAATCAACACGCTTACAAATTTAATCTTGTGGACGTTGTTGATTCGGCGCTTGTACCTTCAACTAAAGCACCTCAGGAGGATAGGTTAACATCTGAGTCTTACGCAAATACCGAAAATTTTGATTTTGTTAATCAACCCTTTATCGAATATGTTGATTCAAATAACGTATACAGCTACTTCAATTACCGTCACCCAGGACCCGCCCCCCAATCCCCTGCTGCTCCAGCACACGCAGGGCTGTTGACACAAACCAACCAAAGTTTGATTATTGGAAGCCCCGATTCTCCTGGTGGCGAGTTGTTTCCTAACTGCCGCTTGTCTTATGTTGAAAACTTAAGTAGTATTAAGTTACCGCTTGATGGAGAGTCAACCCAACGTTCTTTCTCCGTAGAGTTTAATCAGCTTGATGCTAACCAATCCCCTGTGATGCAATGGAGGGCAGGCGCGACGACTAAAGACGGCGATATTCTCTGGTGGAACGGTACGACCTGGGATGAATATGAGACCAATGACATCCCTTTTAATAACTTTTTGACCGTCCCGAGAAGGTCTGGTACTGAATACGTAAAGACTATTCTTAGTTCAAAATTTGATATTACTAATGAACGTTTTGATGAAACGACCAAGATTAAAGTTAGCATAGTTTTATACGGGTGGAACGTTGATGATGTCGTAGCACTACTCAACTGGAAGTTCTTCACTAACACTGAACTTCCTTCCATGGATATGCCAGAGTTCCCCGCGCCAAATGATACTACTCTTCAACCCCCTGCGTCTCCTTGCGCAGAATTAGGGCATTTCACAAATCAGATTGCTTTATCGGGCGCTTTATCGGGGATAAACTTAGATAGAGCTATGGGTAATATTAACTGGACTCCTTCTGCTGGGCTTGTGGTTAGTGGGGTTCCCGTAAACTCATACTTGAACAGTTATGATGTTATTAACTCTGACGGGTATGTGCTGTTTGGGTATAATGGTCCTATAACCCAAACCGTAGGTAGAAATGACTACGATTACTATGTTAATGGTTTCAACGCCGTTTCTTCTACAAGCTCAATGACTTATACTGTGGATGTTAGTTCTGGAGCGATGAATTACTTCCAAATACAGGGAGGGATTGGTTGCGCAGGGTTACACACGTTTAACATTGATGAGACATACAGAAAGCTGAAAGATAATGGTCACTCCCTCGATTCCGTTTACGACAAGGGTGCGCTGTCCGCCGATACCCTATATATTTTGACTGATGTAACTAGAAACCCCATCTTTAGGTTAGCGGCTAAAAAGGTCTTTCGACTGCCTTTAACGTATGGTGCGGCTACTAATAGATTCATTAGGCTGAGTTGGGAGATTAGATTTATATAATGAAAACCGTTCTAAATTACGAGTCTGGAGATAAAATGAAAGGACACCTTGAGGTCATTAAGCTTTATGCTGATGGTACGGAAGAGGTTCATTTTTCAGAAGACAACGTTATTACCTCGGGTATGGGCCATACCCTACTAAAAGCCTTTGCGACGTCTGGGGCTGGCTCCATCGCGCCCTTTCAAATCACTTATTTTCAGTTAGGTTCAGGTGGTGCTACAGGGTTACAGGTCTCCTCTACGGGGAATTTAGGGAACGCCTTGTCGGAGGCGCAGTATGGAACTGCCAATTTTCAGATTAGTACTCACGATTTAAGCTCTGGTACTGCCGCTGCGGACCAACCTTTTGGAATTATCCCATGGCCTTACATTAAAAAGATATCCCCAACGAGGGTAATGTATCAAATTTTTGTGGGAGATGAGGCAGTAGATGGCATTACAATTAACGAGGTTGGCTTGTTTAGTAAAAACCCCGACTCTTCTGCGACAGAGGGTAGCTATTTATGTGCTTATAGGTACTTTACACCGCTTGCGAAGCAAGATTCCTTTTCCGTGCTATTTCGCTGGACGATTGAGTTCTAATGAATCGTAACTACACATATTTTGATATTGAAGGCGGTGGTCAAAGCTTTTCGGGCTACGGATTTCCCGAGGTTTATAAGCATGACGCTAGTGGTTTTTATAACTGGGAACAAGATAACCTTCCCCTTCTAGACTTAGAAACTCGTTCGGATGTTTTTAAGCAGTACTTGGGACTGGACTCCTCTCTGACTGGAGTTACTTTGACTGTCTCAGCCGATGCACCCAAATCCGCATCTAGCACGGGCGTCTATCAAACGGTACAAGAAGCATTAGAGGTTGTTCCCCGCAGGCTTACAATTCCCGTTCTTATCGAGATATGTGATTTTGGTAATTTAGGGGAGTTAGAGTTAAAGGATATCAACGCGGAGGGTGAGGGAGGATTGCAGATAACCTGCCGTCAGTACCTTGAAGAGATTTACGCTCAACCCACCTTCCTTTCTGGTTCATACGAATACGGCCCGTCTGCATGGCAAAATCAACCTACTCAAATGGTGGCATCGAGTTTTCAAAGCGATTTATCGAGCGCCTCCTCTACAGGTCTAAGTATTTCTTGCTCAGCGGTAGAACCCTGGAATAGACACACTAGGATGTTCTTTCAAAAGGCTAATAATTCCCAGGACGAGGCTAATTCACTATCTTTTTCCCCGTGGCCGAGACCAGAAGGACAGGAATTTAGTTCGGGCGGGACCTTAAGCGCAATTAACTTTTATGGTTATAGTGAGACGGACGATATAACAGTGCGACAAGACGCAGACCCCCGCGCAGCGGGAGGTTCCCTTTTCAGGCAACGTCTCCCTTTGCTTACCACGGATAGGGGAGTAACCTTTGCTTACGGCGCTTATTTTAGAAAAATTAAAATCACAAACTGCTCTCGGGTAAAACTCCAAAATATATGTGTGGACTCTGCGTCTGGCGCTGATTTTGAGTATCCTAATAATACACAGTTCTTGTGTGATACGGGCATAGAAGTTAATAATTCTGACATCCTACTAGAGAATGTTTCTATTACCCGAGTTAAGAAAACAGGATTGCTTTTAGATAACTCCAAGGTGTGTACGGCAAAGAACTTTGTCGTCTATAGAATTTATGATAGAACCGTAAACCAAGAACGAACTTCAGATGGGGTGGGGGTGTATGCCGTAGACTCCAACGTCATATTCGACGCCCGAGAAACTTCAGGAACGGCTTACAACACCGACGCCGCAGGAGTTTATATAACTTCTATCTCTAAGTGCGGGGTCGGTATTGAGGGTATTAATTCACAAATTGCAGGGGGCGCAAAATCTAATTCTGTAACAAACACTGAGCCTAAGAATGCTGGAGGCACGCCTTTAGACATGACTGGTGACTGGAATACTACACATTTAACTTGTTTCGCAAACACAACGGGAATTAAGTTGCACAACTCCACTTTAGACTATGATGGTCGCCCATCTGTTTTTTGTAACATAAAAGGGGTTGATGCCCTTCAATCTAATATTTTCTTACCTCAATTTAGTGTGGACTACAACCAAGATGAAGGTTTCTACTTAAGCAAGTCTTACTTAGGGTATGGAAAGTTCTCGTCTTACTTTGCGGATGCTGGTTCCTGTAGCGCAACTCAAGGAGCCCCGCGACCTAAACCCGCCTATTGCGCAGATTATAACGGTATTAATGTTCATGCTGACAAGGGTTCAAGCGTATCTCCTGTCGCTGATTGTAGTGCGATAAATAATCTGGATATGTGGGGTGGAGGTTGGCCTGGAACGGGTTATAGTGACTCGACTCAATTAGCGATGAGTAACCATAAGACGGATGCCCCCGCTATTCTAGTTTCTGATAGCTCTGATGCCGAAATGGTACAGTTAGTTGTAGCTAACCCCGCTACAGCAGGAGGCGTTGCAGGTAAATGCGCACGGGCTGAGAAGAATTCCTCTTTAGTGATTAGGGGTACCGAAAAAGGTGCCACGGGACTTGGTTCATATGGACCTATTGACTCGCTAGGAGGATTAGAATCTAATTGGACTACGGCTGCAACCTGCGCGGACGATAATTCCAAGATTACTTTTTCAGGTCCTACTAAAATTTCGCGGTATGGAATCGCTGTTCTCGCTCAAAACAACTCTGAGATGAACTTTGGACCCCCTGGAACTCCTGGCACTATGAATGTTCCCGACCCAGTTCGTTACGGGTTAGATTCTTCTTCTAACCACACTATGGTTGATTTACATTCAACTAGAGCTTGTGTGGTCGCCAGTAACAAGTCCATTGTTAATATGGAGTCTCTAGGTGGCTCTGCTTTAGAACCCGCTTCTTCTGTTGATACTCAAGCTTTGTCTGCGCTTTCTTCATTGTACACGTCAGCTACTTCTGGTAGTTTTGTTAGGTTTTCTCCTAATGGCTTTACGGAAAATGCGCAAGGAACTGCACAATTAGATGCTTCTTTCTTTGACACCTTCACTCGCACTGCATTACAGGGAATTGACGATGATGAGCATAGGATGGCAAGTACGGGAGGTATGTGTGTTCGGGCTGTGGGGTCTAGTCATGTAAATGCTAATTTGGTGAACTTTAAATTTGGAATGGAAGGTTCTTCTATCTCGGGGGTTATGTATAATTATAACGGTCTGGGGTGTGAGTATGACGGCACTACAACTTCTGGAATTACAGACTCAATAACGACAGACCTTTGTGATTTAGTAAGTGATTGTTGTGACCCTATCACAACTACAGCTTCTACGGCTTCAACACAGAGTACGACCGCTTCAACTCTGTGGACGTCCACATGGGACACCACAGACGCGACTACTAGTACTGATGCTACCACTACTGAGGCTACCACTACTGAGGCTACCACTACTGGAACAGACGTCCCAACTACCACTACTACTACGTCTACTACCACCACAATGACGAACACTTATCGGACCCCTCCTACCGAAACGTGGGACCCTGAAAGGTTCGAGGTGGGAGCGGCGAATACGCTTCAGACAAACCAAAATGAATCTCTTAATTACGACACAAATGATATTGAGTTTTCTTGTGTTGGAAGTAGAACGCATATGTGGAACATAGCTGACACGTCTAGGGTTCACGCTGCAAACTTACTTATTAACTCGCTGCCGCCTGAAACGGCTTGCGTTGGAAGTACATGGCATGGACCTACAGGAAGATGGTATAATGGCGCAGCCTGCGATTATTACGGAAAGTTTGGCTTGGCCGCAAGCGCTTTCCAAGCATGTTCGATTGAAATAGCGCAGGTAGATGGCTTTTATAACCTAGGAATCTTCCGCGTGGTGGGGTCTAACAGAGGGTACTTAAAAACGTATACCGAAGTGGCTTATGACGGGTATCCCGTAAGGTCTCAATATTTTGGAGGAGGTTCTCCTTTAGACCAGTGCGGGGGTCAAGGGTATCAGACCATGTTTGATGTAGCGATTAATACCTCAGGAATTGAGGATATTATTGCTTATCATGTGGGCTTAGAATATGGAACTACCTCAGGCACTGAACCTGTTTTTGGTCGCGGGTTAGCTGGTACTCCTAATCAAGTAGGAAAAATGAACGGTCTTATTACCCATGCTCCTATGACAGAAGGAAAGGGAATGCTCTGGGATGTAGGACAATTACACCCTCAAATGCCTGTACCGCCTCTCCACTTAGGGTGGCAAGGATATATGAGAAACTGGATTGATGAGTCTGCTGCGAGCGTATTCGCTAACGCCAAACACGCTGCCAATAAGAAGGTAAACTTACTTTCAATTTATCGTTCTACCACAAACGGGTCTAAAGGCGGAGAGGGTAGAGACACCTTGGGCGGCAATCCTACCTACGGGGTGGGCGTTCGTTCGCTAAACATGTTTGATTTGGACAGGTTGGTATAATGAGCCGTACGTATGAATACTATGATGTTACAGGTGGCGAAGACGTTATCACGTCTGGATTTCCTGACGTATTCCATTACGACCCAAGTACTTTTTATAATTATACTGATGATAATCTTGCAGCCACAGGATTAGAAGTACGAGATAGACTTCTTGGGCAAGCTATGGGCTTCCCTGGTTCTGGGACATACTCAGGAGTCACTTTATTAGTATCCTCTACCGCAACGGCGGACACCGAGTTAGGCATATACACCACTGTACAAGCTGCGATTGATGATGTGCCTCGGGTGCTAAATTATCCTGTAAACATTGAGATTGCTGACTATGGGAATCTTGGTGCTATTAATATCACAGGAATTAAATGTCATGGGAGGGGAGCACTACAAATTGAAGCTCTTAACTATGGCTCTGATTCCAAAGCTCCTATTACACAAATTGACGCCTTCCAACAACCCGCCCCTGGAGACTTTGATGTCGCCACGGTTGTTTCTTCTCTTCCAATTCATAATGCAATTACTACGGCTATAACTCAACGTACCTCAGAAGAGACTTTTGATGACACTTTGTGGGCAGCGAGCGGTCGAGCGATTGCTCAACCCACCCCCAATACGGACTCTGAAGCAAATGGAGGCGTTAGCTTCGCTCAAACTATTCTACAGACATGGGGCTTCTCCGCCAGCCTGACAGGGGAACATCTTTTTCATGTTGATAATTCGAGGTTAATAAACTTCCACGATTATAGTTATAGTGCTGGTCCTTTTGCTAATGTCTACGGACAGGGTCTTTCTAAGTATTATCGTCCCATACCGAACACAGCCTCAGGCACGGCATGTGCTGCCTTTTACGGCTCCTTCTTTAGTGGAGTAGAGATTAAGGATTGCAACAAAGTTAAACTTAAAGGTATAATGGTTGATGGGGGTGTTATAAATGACGAAGACCCATCCGTAATTCAACATTTAGTTTATGAGCGCGAGACAGGACTGTCTGTTACAAACTCTAATGTGCTTTTAGAAGACGTGGCGGTTGTGAGGTGCCTGGAGACGGGTATTCTTGCTACCAATTCCACTATTTCTGTTGCTAAAAACTTTATAGTTTATAGGGTTCTAAGACAGGGCTATACGTGGTTCGCTAATGGGTATGCTGGATGGCCTTCGCGTTTCTTCAAAGATAACGACAATAATATCTACAAAAATTCTAGAGGTATTGGGGTCTATCTTAATCACTCTAATTTAGTGTTTGATACAGAGGAAGCGGAAGACTCAGGTCTCTATATGCGCACTGTTACAGGTGGCTGCGAGGTAGGTTTAAAGTCTGTCAACTCCTTCATTACGGGGGGAACTCGAAATACAATTCGCTCGTCCTCGTACTCGAAAAATGGGGGTGGCGCGGATAATCGCACTGCTCACTTACAAGCTTACGGGAATAATCTAGGGTTTGGGATTTACAATTCTTTATTGGATTTCGACGGCAGGCTCGATTCTTTTGTGAATCTGTCGGGGCTTGTGTCTGTTAATTCTGAAATTTCTGTTCCTATGTTTAGCATTGATGATAATCAAGACACGGGAATTAAACTTCACCACTCAAATTTTTACTACGGAAAGTTCGCAGAGTTTATAGATGAGTTTGGAGGCACAAGTGGCGCTGCGGGAATTCCGTTGTTTCAGTGTGATTGGAATGGCGTAAACCTAGATGCTACCCACGACTCAACCGTAGCTGTTCATCCAAGTGTTAAACGGTATGATACCGTAGGAACGTGGGGAGGAAATACAGTTGTAGGTACCGAAGACGCGGGCGAGCCTATTCTTGAGGTATCAAGCTGTTCCTTGATGAGAAATCATGGAATGGAACCCTCCAACTTACGGATATCTAAACCCTCTATCTTGATTTCTCATAACTCTAATGCGGATATAGTGGGATTAGGATATATTGGAAACACTTCCAACAATAGGACGGCAGGAAAAGCCGTCAAGGTTTCTGAAAATTCTTCTGTACGCCTGTTAGGATTTAAAGATAAATGGACAGTTATAACCTCTTATGGGGATTTGTCTAGCACAGCACAACTGCACAATAACTGGGGCACTGCGGCGTGCTTTGCAGACAGTAACTCTAATTTAGAACTTGTAGGTCCTACTAAAATATCTCGGTATGGAGTAGATGTATTAGCAGAAAATCAATCTAAAATGTATGTTGGGAGCCCCGTAGAAAGTGGTTTTAATTTACATGATAATAAGTACGGCTTAAGTGACGCGGGCAACCATACGTGCGCGGAATTCCACTCATCACGGGCGTGTCTTGTCGGGAACCACGACTCGACGATTAAACTTTATGGTTTAGGAGCTTCCTCCAATACCAGTTCCGTGTATGAAACCCCTGGGTTATATAATGATACCTCGGGAGGCTATATCGCCTTCCTTCCTAATGGGTTTACTGAAAACATTTTAGGCGAGGATACTTCATCAATGCTTACTGCTGAGTCCCTAGACAAGTATTCTAGAAACGCAGGGTTTGTTGCTTCTGGGTATGAAGACCATGATACTGGAAGTACTGGAGGTATGTGCGTTAGGGCGGTTAATGACAGTTCAGTGGAAGTGGATTTAGTCGATTTTAAGTTTGGAATGGAGCCGTCCTCCGTGTCGGGAGCATTTTATAATTGGCATGGGACGGGAGCTGAGTTTATAGACAATATGGAGAATTACACTCCGCTGTCTAACACTACTCATACTTGTTGGATTGCACAGTTTTGCTGTGAGTGTGCTGATACTCCTACTACAACAAGTAGTCACGCTACAACCTCTACCGCAACTGCCAGCACCCCGCAGACGCCTACCACTACTACTCCAACAGAACCAACTACTACTGAGGCTACCACTACTGCAACAGACGTCCCAACTACCACTACTACTGAGGCTACCACTACTGAGGCTACCACCACGACTGCCACCGTAGCAACTACAACGTCCACGGAGTCTACGGTATACACTACGACTGCCACTGTAGCCACTACCTCTCCAACAGACGTCACAACTACCCCAACAGACGCTACTCCAACCACTACAACGGCAACATCCTCCACTACCACGGCTACCACCGAGCCAACCCTGTCTACTACCACTCCCACTACTAGCACTCCAGGTACCACCACGTCCACTTTTACTTCCACTACTTCTACAGAGGCGACTAGTACAACTACGAGCCCAACGGACGCTACTACCACCCCTACACCTTCAACTACCACTCCAACCCAGTCTACCACTCCGCCTACTGATTCTACAACTTCAACTGCGGTAACCACCACCCCAACGGACGCCACAACTACCCCAACAGCCGCCACAACTACCTCAACAGATGCCACAACTACAGCGACAGTCGCTACGACTCCGCCTACTACTACTCCTCCAACCTCTCCGACCACTACCCCTTCAACCACTACAGCTACGGTTGCAACTACCACATTAGCAACTACAACCGAAGGTACGCCTACAACTACGAGCCCAACGGACTCTACTACAACCCCAACGGACTCTACTACAACCGAAGGTACGCCTTCAACTACGCCTGTTACCACTACGGTTGCTACTACGTTATCAACGAGTGTACCTACTACACTTCCCACTACAACCTGGACAGACTCTACCCCGCAAACTACGACTCCCACCCAGGCAACGCTTACTACTGCCACACCTCAAACAATGCCTCCGCAGAACATCTCTACCCAGGAAGGAGGGGGAGAAGATGTGCCCACGGTGACGGAGGCCACTACGGCAACGCCAACATCCACTCTTCCCTCGACAGTAATAAGCACCTTTACGAATTCAACCACCACACAATCCACCAATACGACTACTACTCCGATAACCCCAGCATCCTTCTCAACCACTGTTGACACTGAGACGTCAATATTTACCGTAACACGACTGGAAAAACATCAGTACCCTAGCGATTTTATGGGAGCGGCGTCGGACGATGAGGGAACTCAATTAAACTTGGGAGATGACAGCACCATTGAGTTTAGTGGGTTTGGAAGCAAGATTCATATGTGGAATGTTTGTGATACTTCACGAATTCGCGCATCTGTAGTTTCTATTAATAAAAACGACCCCCTAACAGAATGTGTTAACAACAACTGGCACGGCCCCACAGGAAGATGGTATAACGGTGCTGCCTGTGATTACTACGGAAAGTATGGGTTGTATGCTTTCAATCAATGGACTGAAAACACATTCCGCAATCAAGGAATTTTCCGTATTATGATGGGAGTGCAGGGAGACTTAAAGTCTTTCTCGGAGCATTATTACCTTGCTGCCGAGAAAGGCTCTTCCGCTATTACTCCCCAACTAGACAACGGAGGCTCACCAGTTGACCAGCTTAATGCCCAAGGATACCAAACTGCTTTTGATATAGGACAAACTCTTCCTGGAACAGACATTACGAGTGCTAATGTCGTGGATGAAAATGCATCTTCTGCACTTTCAGGTATTTCTTATATGTTTGGAGGTGGATTAGCGGGATACTACCGACAGCCTGGAAGAATTAACGGCATATGGACGGCTGCAACTATTAAAGAGGGTGCTCATATGAAATTCCAATTCGGTCAACTTCATCCTGCTTTTGCGGTTCCTCCCCTTCGAATGAGGTGGGAGGGATATTTAGACAATATGTTTGACGAAACGGCCTTGTGTACTTGGGCAAACGCCAAGCACGCGGCAAATAAAAAGGTCGGCCTCCTTTCTGTATACAAATCTAATAAGCTTCCCTACAGGGGAGGTGAAGGTAGAGATGGTATGAGTTTAGCAGGTCGGGAGATATCGTTCGGTGAAGGCGTTAGGTCCCTAAATATATTTGAACTTAAACAATTAGTATAATGGCGAACATCAACAGAAACATTAGATATTACCAACCCAATGACCCTTATTATTGGGAAGTGGATAATCTTCCTCTTACGGACCTTTTAGGTAATGACGTAATTCTCGAAACAAGAATTAATGCGCTAGAAGAGTTTTTAGGAGGCTTAGGAGGAGGCGGTGATTCTAAGGGAAGCGTTTCTTTAGCTTCAATCACCGATTTAAAGGCATGGTCAGAACCCGTGTCGGGTACAGCCACCGACTTTGGAAAAGTTTTTGTTAGACCTGGAAAGTTCCTTTCTAGGATGCAATTACCTGCCACACGCGAGAGCGGCTGGCGTATGATGCGCGATAGGTCTGTAGTGTTTAATAACGAAAAGTTCGGGAGTTCCCAGGACGACATGTTAAACACCACGACCCTTACTCCCTTTGTACGGGAAAGCCAGGGACTGGCACGGACTGCGGTTGTAGAATTTTATTCTAATATAGATGGCACAGATAAGAGTATTCCCATTGAAAGTTTTGACGCTGACGATTTTAATGGAGGTTCTGCCCCGTACGAAAGATTAGATTTAATTTACATTAAAGGTTCTAAGGCTTTAGACACAGATGGTGATGCTACTACCACTCCTCCTGAGTATCTACAAGCAGCCTTACCTAATGCCGAGCTTGGAGTGATAAAGGGAGCTTATTTTAGAACCGATGCCGCTGGAGGACTTCACACTAACGGAACCCGTTTCTTAAACCCCCTGGCTAGGATAAATGGCAGGACAACTGGGATGGGTATGCAGGACTTACCTCCCACGACAAATCTTCCTGGATTTGGTACAGTTCCCATGCCTGATGACCTTAACAACTTTGCGTGGCATACAGTAAGCCCAAGAGACCCGTCATCTTTAGCTTCTATGCAAGTAGAGACACAGGCTTGCTTTACTGTCCCTGTAGCGTACGTTAGAGTTCCTTCCAATTACACGGAAGGGGACCCTATTTCTCCTGAAAACATTATTGATATCCGCCCGTTCTTTAGAACTACGGAACTAACAGGGTCTGAACGTCAAGCAGTTGCTTCTTCTTGGGACCCTCATGGAAATAACCCATTTGTAACTCAAAATCATTTTTTGAGCTACTACACTCCCTTGGAGAGTAGGGTTACTGTGAATGAGAATGATATTGCTGCCAACTCTGGTAGTATAACAATTAACACGTCTAGAATCATAAACCTAGAAGAAGACACCTCTGCTTTACAATTATCTGTTAGCGGCACTGGGACTTCTGTAACTACTTCTTCCTTAAATCACGAAGGCCGTATTACTTCACTGGAAACAGCGGCTGGTCAGGGTGGACCTCAAATATTAGTTGAACGGCATAAGTTTTTTGCCGAACCCATAGCCGTCACGGGTCCAGTTACTACTAATGACCTAGGCAGCGCTGCCTCCCCAAAAACGTGGACAATCAGCGGGTTCCCTGCTTCGCACGCCCCCAACGTAGTTGCTGTGCAGTTTAATTTACAGTCAGGCTTCGTAGGTAACGATACTGACAGTATAAACTACGTGTATATAAAAGGCGGAGGCCAAAATTTCCACTTAATTGGTACCTGGGGAGTCGCTCAGTCTAACGGTGACATACGTCGTAACTCAGGTATGGTCAATACTTTCTATGGGGAAGTGGATATTATTCCCGCCTCTGGAGGGGCTGCTACTTTAGAATTCCATACATATGCCAACGGAAGTGCGGATGTTACCCATTACATTACAGTGACGGGATATATTGTAGCGGAGAACGCATAATGAGAAATTTACTTATAGTTATTGCCCTTAGCACTTTAGCGTCCTGCCAAACATTAGCAGGCGCTTTGGGGGGAGGTCTTGGAGGTGGCATTGGTGCCGCTCTAGGGGGACCCCCTGCTGCTGCCGTAGGCGCGGTAGGTGGTGTGATTGCTATGGAAACCATGGTGGGAGGAAGTTCTCCCGTCGAAGTAGCTGCAACCGCTGCTGGCATTCCACAACCTCAAGGACAGATTGCATCTACTTTGCATGAGTCGGGAGGTTTAATTGAAAAAGCAGGATGGTGGTGGTTAATCATTTTTGTATTCCTTCCACTCCTGAGAAAAAATGGACGCGATTGGTTTAAAAAACTTGGGTCTATTCATAAGTCGGTATCCCAGCAGGATATCGAGGAACTTACTAAAAACACAGTTTCGAAAAAAGACGTGGATGACCAACTAGAACGTCTACATAGAATGGAGGGAATTCTTTCCTCTATACAAACAAATAAAAAATCATGAAGTATTTAAACGAAGAATCTCAGTTTACGCGTGTCTCGGATGCACATGCAAAATCCATGATGGAAAGCCTTGGGTATACCGTTCCTGAAAAAACGAACGTTGTTGCTGATGTTTACCTCAGTGAAGGTCGTAGGTTCTCTCTTGCGGAAGAAGTGGTAGAAGCTGATGATAACGAGCTTTACGTTCGGTTGTCCGAGCTTAACGAAGAAAGCGTTACTCAAGTTGATGAGAGTGGCCGCGAATCTTTGTTAGAGTCGGTTGTTTTTGAGGACGCAGACTACCTTCTTGAAGGTCTTTATGACGATGGGGAGAACGGTTTATACGCTCGCCTAGTCGCTGAAGGTGTTGAAGAGCCTGGTGACGAAGACGAAGAAGAAGACGAAGACGAATCTGACGAGGAGTAATTATGGCTAAGAGTATTGCGATGATGGCCGATGAAATTCTAGGGGGGATGCTTACTAATAAAGCTACTAACCCGTCCGAAGTATTATCTGAGACGCGAAACTCGGCTGCGGGAGAAGGAGAGCTTCCTGAACTTTCGGATTCAGCCCGTTCCCAATTGATTGGAGAGTCTTTAGAGTATCTTGACGAGCTTGACCTCTCTCAGCCCGCACAGCGGAGCCCTGAGCAGCAGAAGAAGAAAGCTGAGTGGGAAAAGAAGAATCGTGAGAAGCGTAACATGCAAGCGCGGTCTCATAGCATTCGCGGTTCTCGTTTAGAGCCGGGTGAAACTCACCGTCAGGCTTCTCATAAGGCAGGGCGCGGTAAGAAGAAAGGTGAGGCAGGACACGTATCAGACCGCCCTCAAGGTAACGCTTCTCCTAGCAACTCTAGGCATTGGCGACATGAGCTTGAGCGCACTAAAAACCCTAAAGGTCCTAAAGGCGCGAGTCAAACTCTCATCCCCGGCAAAGGCGGACAAAAGTTCGCTAAGGACGCACATAAGGCTGCTATCAACAGAAGCCGCAAAGCACGCGGAGCAACTGAACTTGCAGGAGTAGGTTACATGAAGACTGATAAAACCATGACCCTCATTGATGCCAGCTCTCACCGTGAGCGCATCGCTAACAAAAAGATGATGGGGAACCGTCCTCTTACTGCCGCTGAAAAATCACAAAAGCGTAAGACTTACAAGCGTAAGCCTGGAACCCTGGATAGTGAAGCCGCGAAACATGGTTCGTCCGTCGTGGGTCAAAACTATGAAGGTAAAGACAGTAACTGGATTCAAGGCGCTGAAAAAGACATCGAGAAGCGTGGCACTGAAGGGGTTTGCACAGGCGACAAGTTTGGTGGTCCTAGCTGCCCTCCTGGTTCTAAAAGATATAACCTAGCTAAAACTTTTAAGAAGATGGGCAAGAAACGCGATAAAGAAACAGTGTCTAAGAAAGAGAAGGCTGAGAAAAATGAAAGCATGTGGAGTAACATGACGCCTGAGCATCTGGATATTCTAAGCAAAGCTAAGGATATTATTGATGAAATGACTGCTGCTGGTAGCATCGGCACCAATATGGCGGGGTCAGCCAATATTAAGTACGACGTAAACGGTAAGCCTATGGGTCAGGATACACCCCCTATCGAACCTGTTGATAAGTCTTTACGTAAGACCGACAAGAAAGGTAAAAAGAAAGATAAAAAGAAGAAAGTTTCTATTAAAAAAGAATCTTTTGAAAATTTCTTATCTTTAGTTGTTAACGAAGCACAAAAATAATGTTACTTAAAGATATCTTTTCGTTCGGAGAAATCTCTCTGTTATCTGAAGGACGTTCGAACGGCCCTGTAAAATTCCGTGGAATCTTCTCGGAGGCTGAGAGGCCGAACGGAAATAAGCGTGTTTATAGCCGCACTCTTCTAGAGCGAGAAGTTAAGAAGCTTCAAGGTCAGATTGGTGACCGCCGACTCTTAGGTGAGTTAGACCACCCTTCAGACGAGATTGTTCACCTCGGGAATGTTTCCCATGTTATTACAAAGCTTAACATTCAAGGAAATCATGTTATGGGTGAAGGCGAAGTTTTGAATACCCCTGCGGGAAAGGTCCTTACAGAGCTACTTAAAGCTGGCGTTAAACTTGGTATTTCTTCACGCGGAACTGGGTCCGTAGACTTAGATGAGTCTGGTGCTAATTACGTGGTAGGGGAAAACTACAATATGATTACTTTTGATATGGTATCAGAACCTTCTAGTCAAGATGCGTTCCCTTCCCTGTCTGAAAGTAAAGAGGTTGTGTCAGAGGCGCGTGAGCCTATCGTGGAAGAACTTGAACACTTGCATAATGACCGTCTATATATCACTGCATTAAAAAGGAGACTAGGCAAGATTTAAAAATAAAACGCCTATACTCGTTTTAACTAGTAAATAATCAAGAGTAGAGAAACTAATATGAGTAAACACATTGATAAAATTGTCCAAGCCCTCCCCGAAGGTCTCACTGAGACTGGCATCGAGGAAGTGGCTGTACTACTTGACGAGGTCGTAGAAGACCGCGTTGCTGAAGAGGTTAAACTACTCGAAGCAAAAGTAAAAGCATTCCTTCGTACTAAACTTGACGACCTTAAAGAGACCGCACGTCGGGAACTTGAGGCTGATGACAAGTTAGTTCGTGCGTATAAGGTTTTTGAAGCCGTTAAGACGATTGTCGCTGCTGAACTGGAAAGTGAAGATGTACACAGCGCCGTCCGCACATATGAAGTAGAGAACACCCGACTCCAAGGTGAGGTTGAATCAATCAACGGTCAGCTTGAAGAGTCTATTAAAACAGTCAATCTTTTGGAGTCCAAGCTGGACTACCGAGAGAGTGAACTTAGTCAACTTAGCGAGGCACTTGTAGATGAAAAGGAAAAGGCTGAGATTCCTTTCAAGTCCTCCGAGTCGGCTGTCATGATTACTAACGAGAGTCATGGTACCCAAAGTCTTCCAGCTTCGGCCCTGGAGAATTTCTTCCTGAACGAGGACGTTATTCGTTTGTCCAACCTTCAAAGGAGTTAAAAAATTATGTTAAATAAAGAAATTTCTAATACTCTATGCGAAAAGTGGAGCCCGATTCTTGAAGGTGTTGCCGACCAGTACACTCGTGAGACTACTGCCGTCCTCCTTGAGAACCAAGCTCGCCACATTTTAAATGAAGCGCAAAAAGATGGGATGTTATCCGAGGCCACTCCTGGTCAGGCACCGACATCTGTCGGTACCATCGGTACTTTCCAAAAGTTTGCATTTCCGCTAGTACGTCGGGTTTTCCCCGAATTGATTGCCAACAAGATTGCTGGCGTTCAGCCGATGCAAGGCCCCGTTTCCCAGATTTTCTATCTTGGTTACGACCGTGCTTCTGAGAACCGCCGTCAAACCATCTACAGCAAGTACAACCTCACTTATGGTCAAGGTGCCATTGGTGATGCTACTACTCAGTGGACTGGTGGTGCTCTTGACGCCCTAGGCGCGGCTGCTACCGACCCGAACGTTCTTTCGGCTCTTGATACTTCTGCTATTAAGGCTACCGAGATGACCGTTCCTTCGGCTACAGTCGGAGGTCAAATCGCTGCGTTCCCTGTTTCAGGTCGCACGGCTGGTTATGACGTCTCAAGCGGTGAAGTTCTTGGTACGGTGGTTAGCCCGATTAACGGTGACCTTAGTGCTCAACAAAGCTTCGATTCGACTCCGCATGGTACTATTCCTGAGATTAACTTCCATATCGAGCAACAGGCTGTCACGGCCCGTACTCGTAAGTTCCGCGCTCTGTGGACCTTGGAAGCGGCTCAAGACCTTCGTGCCTATCACAACCTCGACCTTGAGCGTGAACTGACTGACCTTCTTGGTAAGGAAGTTGCTCTTGAGATTGACCGTGAGCTTATCGAAGATATGCGTGCCATTGCGTACGACATGTCAGGCGGTTCTTTCCAACGTACTATGTTGGACCTCCCGAACAGTAACAACATTACTGGCGCGGGTACGAACCAAACTGTCTTCGACCCGACTGACTTCCTGTATGATACAGTTGGTCTTTCTGGCGCTCCTGGTGGTGGACTCTATCAGACGCAGCGAAACATCTTCTTTGTTGATTTTGCTTCGACTTCTCTGAACCTTGCACCTCGTCACGTTGGTCAGGCGTACGCGAACCTTCTCGCTACTCTGAACTTTGCTGCTCAGGACATTTACAAGACTACGTACCGTGGTGCTGGTAACTGGATTGTTACCTCTCCTATGGTTGCGGCCATTCTTAACTCTGCCTCCAAGCTTGAAGGTGGTGTGAAGGGCAGTAACTGGGAAGGTCAGCTTGGTGCCAACATTAACTATGCTGGTAAGCTTCAAGGCTTGTTCGACGTTTACGTTGACCCGCTGTACCCTGATGACGAAATCATGATGGGCTACAAGGGTTCATCTCCGATGGACTCGGGCTTCGTGTACTCACCGTACATTCCGCTCCAGATGCTTCCTACTATTACGGACCCTGAGACGTTCCAACCTCGTAAGGGCTTGCTCACTCGCTACGGTAAAGCCGCAGTGACTCCTGAGTCTCGCTTCTTCCGAATCATCCGTCTCATCGGTGCAGGTTCGAACTACATGTTCCGTCCTGGTATTCGTAACTTCCCGACGCAAGGTTAATCCTAGCTAGTCGGTAATAGATAAAAGAGAGTCGTACTTTTTAAGGTGCGGCTCTCTTTGTCTGTCTATATACAGTAGAGGTAAAACTTATGATTAAATACACAAACACAAGAGGCAGCACGGTTCGGTTACAGACTTCTCAAGGCGTAGTAATTCTACGTGGAGAGGAAAGCGTCGAGCTAAACGAAGAGGTTCATCACCCTTACTTTGTCACTAAGACTGAAGTGGTGAAAGTAGCTAAGAAACCTGCCGCCAAGAAACCTGCCGTTAAAAAGGCAGAACCTAAGAAATCATCCGACGTAAAAAAGACTGAGGAGTAATCCATGAGCTATAGAGCGGTAAAACCCCAAACCCGTTATGGCAATACTTTTGGTACTGTTAGTGGTAGTGATGCTGAGCTAAACTCTTGGGATTACGCTGGGGAAATTGACTACACTAACTTAAACCGTAGGAGGTTTAAAAATCAGACCTATATGACTGATTTTTATAAGAGCATTCAAGATTTTATCTTGGCGCGCTTAGGGTTTCCTGTTGTTAGGGTAGAGCTTACCGAGTTTCAAATAACCACAGCTATTGATGAGGCTGTGTCTAAGCTTGATTATCACGCGCCTGATTGGTGTAATCAGTTCTGTACGTTTGCTACGTCTGCGGGTATCGCTTTATATGAGCTTCCTCAAGTTGTGGTAAACAACCTTAAGCAGGCTGTATACCACAAACAGCTTCTTAGCTTGGCGCAATCTAACGGTACTTTAGAGTTTGATTTCTTCTTGAAGTACTTTCAAGATAACTTCCTCTTCCGAGACTTCTCGGTCGGGGATTACTACATTACCATCTCTCACTTAGAGATGATGCGGAAGATTCTAGGGAATGATGGAACGTTTAATGTGGTTAACGGTAGGTATTTAAACATCGCGCCTACACCTCAAATGCCTCAAGAGGTTTTGGTGGAGTTTAAAGCTATCGACAGCAGTACGCTACACCCATACTTTGTTAATTGGATTCAGAAGTACGCGTTGGCGATTTCTAAAGTTATATTGGGGCAAATTCGCGGGAAATATCAAACACTCCCCTCACCTGGAGGAGGCGCACAGCTGAACGGTGAGTCTTTGATTCAACAGGGTACTGAAGAGCAGACAAAGCTCGTTGAAGACCTGATGCTCGAAATTGAAGAGCCTCCTGGTTTTAGTACCTTCTAATGGCTGACCGTAAACAATTTCGAACTTCCTCCAAAATCGTAGGTGACACGTCATTAGAAACTAATGACCAGCTCAATCTGTATGATTTAGAGAACCCCGATATCGAGATGTTTAATCTTGTGGATGATGAGCTTATTCGGTTGAGCGGCTCAAAAATTCTCCTATACAAATTTTATAGGAGAGAAGGGTTAAAAGACAATGTCTACGGCGAAGACTCTATGAAGGCAATATCGGATACTCCTGTAGTCTTGCATGGGCATTATGAAGCTCAGGCGTTAGAGGAGAGTTTAACTGAGTTTGGTATTGAAATCCAAAGCGAGCAGCTTTTTACATTTAATAAAAGTTATATTGATAAGTTGGTGGGACGTCCTATTATTGCGGGGGATATTCTACAGCCCGAGTTTCAAAATCTAAAATACGAGGTGTTTGAGGTTCAGGAAGACCAGTTTGATATTTATGGCGTTTATCACTTAGTTTGTGCTGCTAAGGTCCTCCGTGATGATGAGGATATTACTAGAAACGAGGAATCATTCCCTCAGGATGAGGTTTACTAATGGCTGGCGCATTTTGGACTATAGATAGAATTCGTGAGGAAATACAAGCCTTAGATTCCCATGCGACCTATCAACCTGCTAACTTCTACAAAGATTTCACACGAAGACTCAAAGAGCTTCTAGGAGGTTTTGAGGTTCTAAAAGGGGATGATACCTTACGAAGTGTAGAGATTATTTACGCTAACCCCGAGCGCGCAATCGCTAAAATCACAGAGACTAAAAACACACAATTACCTATCTTATCCCTTCAATTTGAAGGAGTAGAATTGGACCAAAGTCGTAGAAAACCTGCGGCTGCGTTAGTGGAGAAAAGGTTTTGGGATACCGAGAAGCAACGCGCTATTCGATATATGGCCTTAGCTCCTCCCGCTACCAACCTTTCTTTTGGTCTTAACATCTGGGGAAAGTACGTAGATGAGGTTAACCAGCTTACTGAACAAGTGTTGTTACTGTTTAGACCCAACTTGAATATTGATATTCGTCCTGGGGAGAACTACGAAGCCTTTGTTTTGGATGTAGGGGATGCCTCTAACTTGACCGCAGGAGATAGGGAAGACCGTCTCGTAAGGCGTACAGTACGTTTTAAAGTAGAGTCCTACATCCCTGGGAAAGTTTTTCGGTTCACTAATACTAGCGAAATTAAGACTTTAAATTACGAAGAATACATCGAAGAGACCTCAGGTCTTCAAACTCTAGAAAGCTTTTTTGAGGCTGGCGGCGCTGGGTTTGAGCTTAATCAAATCCCAAATAGAGGGGCGAACATCACTACAATCCCAGGTTCTTAACGAATTTAAAAAATCTGCGAGGTTTTGGGGGCGAGTGTTCTAAATATAGTAGAGGAAAATCTCAATGTCTGTTTATAAAAAAATCAAAAATACTACTCACCAAGGACTTGAACTGGTCACTAAAACTCCTTCAGGACAATTTGACCATATTTGGGTACCTTCTAAGCAGTCTGTTGTAGTCCCCACCGATTCAATCACTGATTTAATTCGCGTTGCTGAACAACGACAGATGATTAAAATCACAAACGCTTAATAGGAGAATATAAAACATGCCCGCATACGTTAGCCCTGGTGTATATGTCATTGAAAAAGACTGGTCTGATTACAGCCCGTCTCTTAACTCTACTTCGGTAGGGGTTCTTGGCTTTGCTTCGCAAGGTCCCGTTGGAACAGCTACTTTAGTTACCAACGCGGACCAACTCGTCAGTCGATTCGGTCGCCCCGATGACGCTGAAGGTGGTTTCGGTCTTATTGGTGCTTACCATATTCTAGACCGTACTAACACCGTTTACTTTACAAGAGTCGCTACTGATAATGCGGCGGTAGCCGATACCGCTGTTAAGGTTGGAGGCTGTCCTCACAACAACCCAACTAACCACATGTCTACGGATAATTACTATCTCTTTATCTGTGAAGTGACGGATGGAGCGGGTGTTAATAGAACGACTACCCCGTTAATCTTTAACGTTTCTCCCGCGTCAGGTAACACCTCCCTGTCGGGAGCCGCTGCCGCTGTTGAGAATGAAGTAAACCTTCGTACTACCCCGAACTCTCCTATCTCCTTCCGCCCTACGACCAGCTCCATGGGCGACTTCGTTGGGGCATATGCAGGCGCGTCAGCGAAACTTAGGGTTTATGCATGGTCTTCAACTACTTCCTTCGGAGTTATTCCCGCTGGTACTACCGCAGGCGCAGCAGGAACAGTCAGTTCTCTCTCAGGTCAGAACGCCGCGCTTTCCGCTCTAAGCGGTAACATGAATGTGACCTGTAATAACGGGGTTGCTGATATCGCTGGTGCTAAAGGGGTAGACTCCTCTGGTACTGAGTTTGATACTACTGCCGTTAGCGGTGGAGCGTACGTCACTCGGACGCTGTACCCTGGAGCAGGTTATAACTACAGCAGCACTATTGAGACATACGGCGTTAAGATTGCTGGACTTCAAGATGTAGTCACTGCTAACCAAGGAGCCCGAACAGCGTTTAGCCTCCTACGCGGAGGCGGTACTGAGCAAGGCGTTGAAGTGGAATGTATTTACAACTCCACTGGAATCAACCTGGCTCCGTCTGCCTTAATCAACAACACAACTGACGAGTCTAATAAGACTTCCGACTACATTGTTGGTGAATTTGCTGTAGACGTTTCCTCTCGGGACGATGTCACATGGACATTACCCACTTCGTGGGGCGCAGGCTTCGGCGGTGGGGATATCACAGTTATAACCGCTTCAGGTGCTACTGCTATGACTACCGATGGCGCTAACATTAAGTACGGCAAGCTAGTTGACGGTACTTACAACTTTGAGCACGGTATTAACGGAGACTTGTCTGCTGGAATGTCCTTCGGTGACGCTGACGTTAAAGCAGCGGTCATTGGAAATGCTGCCCAGTCAAACGGAATCTACTCTTTCCTTAAGGAAGACATTGATATTTCCATCATGGCTATCCCTGGATGTACTGAGCAGAACATTGTGAACAACGCAATCTCTATTGCTGCCGATTCACAAGAGTTCCTGTTTGTGACGAACCCGCCTCTAGGTATTACTTCTCCTCAAAACGCCATCGCATGGTCTAACGGAACTGCTGAAGGTCGTACTGCGGCGCTTAACAGCTCCTATGCTGCTGTGTACTGGCCTTGGGTTAAGTTGTTCAACACCTTCACTCAAGTTGATGAGTATGTTTCGCCTGATATCTTCGCGATTCGCCAAATGGCATTTACTGATAACAACTTCGATGCTTGGTTCGCTCCTGCGGGTCTTGTGAGGGGACGTTTGACGAAGCCTGTTGACGTTGAAATGGTTCTTACGCAAGGCGACCGTGACGCGTTATACGGACCTGGAAACGTGATTAACCCCGTTCAGAAGTTTGCCACTGAAGGCATTGTTCTTTGGGGACAACGTACTACACAACGTACCGCAACCGCTCTCGACCGAATTAACGTTCGTCGTCTGATGATTGTGATTCGTAAGATGCTTCTCGCCTCCACACGACAGTTTGTCTTCGAACCGAATGACGCTGCCACTTGGAAACGAGTAGTTAACGCTGTTGAACCGATGATGGCTGATATTAAGAGCCGTCGTGGTGTGACGGATTTCAAGGTTATCTGTGATAGCACAACTAACACTCCTATTCGCATCGACCGAAGCGAGCTGTGGTGCAAGGTAATTCTTCAGCCTACTAAAGCCGCAGAAGTTATTGTCTTTGAGCTTAACCTTACAAGCGCAACTTTAGGAACTAACTTACCTCAAGCTTAAAGCTATATAAAATAGGAGAACAATAAAACTATGGTTAATGTAGACTTATCAGACTTTTTCGGTGAAACAGGCCGAGTCTTAGACGTCGCTGGCTTTACAGCTGGCACGGAACTCTTTCATCGGTACGATTCATATCGTTCGTATAGCTGGCTAATCCGAATTAATGGGATTGGCGGTGTGGTAGGAAGTATTCTTGCGAATACAGGTTTAACTGACCCTGACAACGTTTTAACTCTTGCTGCAAAGCAGGTTGGTCAAATTGGCTACAGCGTTGAAGACATCATGGTTGACCGTGTTAACGATAAGTTCTACTACCCTGGACGTCCTTCCACTGAAGAGACGGTTGTCACTTTCGACAACCTTCTTAAAGGGGATGCGGCTAAAGCGTTATACAACTGGATGCGTACAACTTACGACCCGATTACAGGTACTCACTCTACTAGTGTCGCGTCAAACATTGCAGGCCAGATAATTCAGGGAGGCGGTGGCTTTAAGCGCACCGTGGATGTTGTTCTTCTAGACAACACCCGTAAGCCTCAATGGGTTGCTCGCTTATACGGATGCTACCCTAAGAACTTTAGGCTGGCTGAGTTTAACTATTCCGCTAACGAATTCCACTCTATCGAATGTACACTCAGGTACGATATGGTTGGTTACTTCAAGAACGGTGATAACGTGTTCGAGGACATTCTTGCTCCTTTGACCTAATTTATAACTAGATTGTAGAAGAGATGGCTCCTAAATATATTAGGAGCCATCTTTTTTTATATACATGACTACAAGCGTTTTTACTGAGTTACTTTCTTCCTACGACGGGTTGAGGAAGAGAACATGGACCCCTGCCGTTATAACGGAGGT